ATGAAGCGTTCCCAGATAAAGCGCCGCCCTCTTGCCGACACCGTGCTTGCTTCGCTAGAGCCGGAAGAAGCGGATTATCAGGAAAAGGACAGCAGCGGGCTGTACTTTCGCGTGCGCGCTAATGGCTCTAAGTCGTGGAACCTGCGTTACAAGCGGCCTAACGGCAAATGGGCTTGGCATGGCATGGGTGCCTTCCCCTCTGTATCCGGCAAGCTGGCCCGCAAAAAAGCACAGGAGCTTTTAGCCCTAGCTGCCGATGGTCACGACATCAAAGGATACAGCGACGGGATACAAGATAAGCCGCTTTTTTCCGAAGCGGCCGAGAACTGGTACCAGCGAAAGCTAGATGCCGGTCGCGCATATGGCACCACTCGCCAGATGCGCCTTTACCTGGATAAGGATATCCTCCCGGCACTTGGGCACATGCCGCTAGATGAAATTACCCGCCGCGATTGCGCTGAGGTTCAAGCGACGTTTGAAAAGCGTGGCGCTCATGTCATTTCAGGAAAGGTGCGGTCATGGCTTAGTCAAATCTTTTCGCTAGCCGTGGCGCAAGGTAAGTGCGAAGTGAATCCCGCTAGTGAGCTTCGACATATTGCCGCCGAGCCACCCAAGGCAAAGCACTACCCTCATTTATTAGAGCCAGAGCTGCCCGACTTTCTGCGTGCCCTCCGCCAGTCTAAAAGCCGAGGCATTGTGGTGAAGGCGGTGTGGATCATTCTCTATACTGCTTCACGCCCGGGCATGGTTCGACACATGGAATGGCCGGAGTTGGATATTGAAAACGGCGTCTGGACCATCGCCGCCGAAAAGATGAAGGCGCGGCGCGACCACTTGGTGCCACTCCCGCGTCAGGTTATCGAGATACTACATGAAGTGCATGAGGTGACCGGTCGCCAGCGCTGGGTATTCCCTGGTCAAGGCGCTGTGAATACAATCATGAGCGACGCCACCTTCAATAAAGTAATTAAGCTGGTGGGATACAAGGATAGGATGGTGGGGCATGGATCGCGGCATACGGCATCGACGCTGTTGCGCGAACACGGCTGGAATAAAGACTATGTAGAAGCCCAGCTAGCTCACAAGGAAGCGGGGCTGGCTGGGGTTTACAATCAGGCGGCGTACTTCGCTCAACGCCAGGTAATGATGCAATGGTACGCGGACTACTTGGATGCGCTAGCGGAAGGCATGAGCGATGAGAGTAAACAATCATTTAGAGACCAGGTGATGGCGTAACCCCGCGCTGCTATCCTGAAAAAAATTATCTTATCAGGAGCCTGCCATGGAAAACCCCGCCGACTACTTCCGCCGAAAATTGACCGATGAAGAGCTGATTGCTGGGTTGCGTTCAAGTCCAAGCCATCGTGTATGTCGTGAAGCTGCCGCACGCATTGAAGAGCTGTCTGGTGTGTCGGTACCGAAGCCTGAGTTTATTGAACGTCTGGACGACATGGCCGATGAGCGAAGAAACCGAGGCCAGTAGATACCGCGCTACGTTATGGCGTAAAGCTCTGGAGCGCCGGGGCTGGAAGAATCTGCGTAAAGGCTTCCCCACGAACATCGTGATCGAGTATCACGTTCTTTATCGGGGCTATCTATATAGTGGTAGGTGCAAACCATCATGGCTGAATAGTAGCGATGTGATGACTGCAGGGACTACTCTGTTTCTATTGCGACGTACTGATATGATTCAGGAAGGTGTGTGGCGTAGGGCTCGCAATCAAGGTGCTGAGAAAGGTAGGACGGCGAGAAGATTTGAGCCGTAATAAATTGTCCGTAGGCGGATCTTCTGACTCAGCATAGATCACGTATATACCCCCCTTAAGCTGCGTGCCCTCCCCAGCTGGGCATTGAAAAATAGAAACAAGGTCAATTTTAAGATCTAATTAGCCTTTTAGAATCTGCTTATTATGCCCACATAGTCTAATTAGCCTGCGGAAAACAACATGACAATCAACATCGCACTAGCCACCTCAGAAGCAATTGTTTTGGGTTGTGATAGCCTCTCGAGTATGGCAGAACCAGTTTTCAAAGCCCGCGATGTGGAGCTCGTTATGGATGACAATGGGCGCCCGGTTCAAGATGAGCATGGCAACTTCGTCTTTAAAGGCATGGCATCGACGGCTGTAACCACAGTATTCGGCGGAGTTAGAAAGATGTTCTGCTTAAGTGAGCAGAATATACAGGTTGCTGCTGTGACGGCTGGGCTAGCTATCCTTGAAAACATGACCATAGCTGAACACGCCAATAAATTTCGTCGAGAGAGTGGGAATAATCTAACCACGGTAGAAGAGGTCGCAGGCGCTTTTCTCCAGTACGTTCGAGATAAGTGGGAAATTACTGTTGGGTATGTTGAGTCGTCAACCGGAAAGTCATTCCATGAGTACCCGAACGTAGAGTTTCTAATTGCTGGCTTCGAACCTAATGGTGAAGGACGTGTCTATAGGGTCGATGTATTGGAAAACAGTATGAATCTGCAGTACGATGGCCAGCCTGGGATTGCATGGGCAGGACAAGCAAATTTCGTCCACCGGCTCCTCATCGGTGCAGACGGCTCTCTTGAGCATGATCTGGTTCATAACCGAGGAGTTGATCCCAATGTTTATAATGAAGCTTTGCGAGTTAGTAAAACAAATATAGATTTTGCGAATCTTCCAACGCAATATGCTATCGATTTTGTAGAGATGTTGGTCAATACTCAGTCAGGCATGCAGCGCTTTGAGCCAGGGATTGCTACAGTTGGCGGAAGAACCCACATCGGAGTCCTGAGACGAGGTGAAGAATTCACCATGCTCAATGAGCCACAGCTCATCCACAAACACACGGGATTCAATCATGATGATTAACCTGTCGAATGCTAGCAGCTCTGTGTTTTCGAATACTTCTAGACCTCGCGATCCTAGCTTCTACCAAAGCTCTGGTTACGTTTCTACCGCTACGCAATCATCTGGAAAAGAGCGCCAACAGCCCTCAAGGCAAGAAACAGAAGCTGCTATGCGAGCAATGAAAAAGGCTGTTAGCAAAAAATAACATATCGATACTATATAAAAGGGCCGCTGATGCGGCCCTTTTGCTGCTTACCGATAGCAGGGCCCTCGCCAAGCCTAGATGCGCATATTAATTCTGGCGAGTAAAGCTCACCCCCTGCCCATTAATCCCCTGAGCAACCCCCATCATCTGCTCGATTTTGCTCATGCAGCTTGAAAGATGGTGCCGCAGGCTGAGCACTTCTAACCGGCAAGCATCCAGGTTGTGCCCTTCTGCTTCCAATTCTTTGACCAGTCGCAGGGTTGGAGAACAGTACTCCGAGTCAACGAGGTATTTAGGCGTGATCAGCACGCGCCGCGAATCCATCTGGCGGTGCTTGATGTAAAAATTCATATCAAGCCATGCGTCGAGATCCAGCACCTTAACCTGTTTGGTTTCAGGCAGCGCCTCGGCCTCTAGGAAGTCGCCGTTGAATGAGTATGACTCGACCGCGCCCAGCGCCTCGGTATAACGCTCGTCGGGAATCTGGTCATACTTCGCCACGCCAAAGCGATCCTTTAAGTGTGAATAGATGCGCTTGTAGGCTTTGGGTCGCGCTGGCTCTGGGAAATTAAAGCAGCGGCGCCCTACTGCTTTTTGGATGCCCCGCTGGTGGGCTGGAGTAAGAGGGTTTGGTAGGGCCTCGTAAGTGGGCTTTGTTTCTGCCTGTTGCAGTTTTCCCATGCGGTAATCGAGGAACACCTGGTTAACTTGAAGCTGAAACTTGGGGCTGATCCATCCGGCGTAGCTTATGGCTAGCAGTTCGTGAGCGTAGGTGCCTGGGTTTCTGCCTCCGTGCTTTGCTTCAATGGGGGCTAAGCCAAAATCCTGGTTTTGGTCTGAGTCGGCAAAGCAGGAATTCCTGCTTTGGTCGATCATCTCAGCAATCAGCTCTTTGGTTTGCAGATTCTGAATCCATAGGGATGGGCGCTTACGTTTTTCAGCTCCCCCTGCCTTATGAATTGCATTTAAGCTGAATCGACCTTGCTCGTCGGTCGTAATCTCATACCCAGCAATAACAGGCAATTTAGTATCGAAATTGCAACTTTGAACTGAATTGATGCTAGAATTCATAGCGTCACCTTTCGTAGATGTTTGGTGTGGTATCGAAGCCTCAGGTGTTCCAGCACCTGGGGTTTCTTCGTTTTTAGCCTGCTGCTTTTTGCTCACTGTCTAACCCTCTTTTGATAAGATGCAAAATTTGAGCGTTCATGGAGCGCTGCTGACTTTCAGCCTCTCGCTTGATACGCTCAGCCAAAGATTGATCAGGGAAGCGGACTTGTGTCCGATATGTGTGCATTGGAACCTCTTTTTAGTGACACTTTGTCACTATACGAACCGGATTTAATAGTGTCAAGCTGTCACTATGAAAAAAGATGATACCTTCAGATCGCAATTCCGCCTTCCCTACGAGCTTTACGAAAAGCTCAAAGAGGAGTCAGACAAAAATCACCGCTCATTGAACGCGGAAATTGTTGCGCGCCTACAGGAAAGCTTCGAGCTGTCTTTGAGCAGCCGGGATAAAGCCGAAGATGAGCTTGAGAAGGTGGTGGGGGAATTCGGGAAGATGCTTGATGAGCTGAAAAATAATTTTGAGATCAAGCGGAAAGACAATAAGTAACCTAAACCTTCACTTTATTCATCTATCAAAACCGCTCGAATTTAGCTACTGTTAAAACATGCAAAAAATCACCCTCAAGCTCAATGAGGCTCGCCCCGATAGCCTGAATATTAAACGGCTAGGTGAGTACCTCAAAAAACTAGCTGACCTCTACGGTTCAGCGGATACGCTGTATCTAGACGGCGTAGATGAGGGTAGCGCCTGTTTGAATTTCATGGTGGACGATGATCATGCAGACATGGTTAAGAGTCGCGTCGTCAATGCGAGCCGCAATGTAGGTGCTCAAACCTACCGGAAGGCCTATCAGAAAGTAGTCAGCCTAATGGATGCCGACGGCTACTCAGGCTCATTCAGCGTGAATGACCAGGAAATTATCCGGTTAGCCTCGCGCAATGCTCGACCCAAAAAGGACGAACTTAGGCAATCAATGCCTACCTCTATCAAGGGTAAAGTATTCCGTGTTGGCGGCACTGATGACACTGTACCGGTTCGCCTTTCATCATTAGAAGGTGAAATCATTTATGCCCAAACAAGTGTAGCGCTATCAAAAGAGTTGGGAGCTTCACTTTACCAATACATTCACGCTCACGGTGAAGGCGAGTGGGTTTCAGAGAAGCCTGGTAATTGGCGGTTAGCCAAAATAACAATAGAGCGTTACGAAATCATCGAACACATGTCGGCTAAAGATGCGCTGCTTAAGCTGAGGAAGCTTGGAGGTATCAAGCAAGAGCCTGCCGACCAGTCTCACGCCAACATCTTCGACTACAGGAGGTAGCGTGAAGGCAGCGCTAGACGCCAATGTACTTATGCAGCTTCTTGGAATTATCGGTAACAGCCTGTATTGCCCAAGAACAAAACAAGAAATCACTAATGCTGAAGGACGTGCAGATGCCCTCTTCGAGCGGTTTAGCGAGCCTGGCTTCCAGCTACTAATTCCTGCTCCAGTGATGGCCGAAGTGCTGGTGAAAGTCGAACCTGAGCATCAGCAAAGCTATATCAATTTCGTCAATGGCGTCACTTCGCTATCTATCGTGCCTTTTGATACGAAAAGTATTATCGAATGCGCAAGACTGTTTGATGCCCAAGAGTCTAAGCAGTTGAAAAAAGGCGGAGAATCTAAAGCCAAGATCGCGGTTGATCGGCAAGTAGTAGCCATTGCTATATCAAATGGTGCCAAAGAGCTTTGGACGCACGATAAAACAGTATTCAAAAAAGCAGGCCGTGTTGGATTGGTCGCTAAGTCGCTAGCAGATATTGAACCAATACCAGCACAGAAAGCTATGGAGTTTTCTGAGCAATAGCAGGCCCTCGCTGTTCACCTCTCTGTCTATTAACCTTCAAACGAATGCTTAGCTTAATAAGAGGCTGCTATGGATAAGAACGGCATAATTCTATTGCTATTTTTTGCTTCAACGCTTTTTGCAGGCCTGTATTTTGCTGCTAGAGAAGACATATCGGAGCTACGCCAGCAAACGCAAATGCTTTTCCAGATGCTGCCAGAGAGCCAGCAGCGCCGACTGGTTGACGACTGGGAGACGCGGATGGATATGCTAGATACAGGCCCTCACCAAAACCAATGGGATCGTTGAGGGCTGCACTCTTTCCTCACTACAGCTCGTTATACCGCCGATTAAAGTCATCTACTCGGCGCTTCATCTGCTTTTCAATCAACTCTATCCGGTTCTTCTTAGCCTCATCACTGAGCGTTTCGGTTTCTTGAATGCGGTCTCGCCGTTTGCGATCCTCTTGCAGCTGCTTTTCGATATTCTTGGCGCGGTTAAATAGCCGGATTTGCTCAATATTATCGCGCCGAAAGTCGATACGCTCCCGGCCTTTTAGTGCGTCGGCCTCATTGGCGATTTGCCCGAGCTCATCGCGGCGATCATAGAACAGCCCTTGATCTCGGTAAGGCGAAGTACTGCTGGCAAAGCGTCCCACAAATGGTATCCGGTACCGCTCGATCTCCTCGCCAGTAGCTACGCGGGCAGCAAAGCTTGACGTCTTTTCGACAAAGCCCCAGGCGCCGCCGCCGTAGTAGTTGACCAGGTGCTGCATGACATCGGGGTTGATATCCACACTGCCGGTTCGGTACTCGCTACCACCGGTCACGTTATTAAGAAAGCTTGCAATAGCCTTATAGGGTTCTGGCGTGCTGGGCATGGCGCGCGAGCTTTCCGGCGTGGGCGTTCCAAACGGCAAGTCATCTTTGTATATCAGCCTGCCTGCAAAATCTTCATTGAAACCCACTTGAGCGAATGAGCGTACCAGAGTTGGCGTCAGATTCTTCATAAGCAAGCCAGTCGCGCTGTCTGAATCTTCCCAGCCGATGGGCGAGAAGCTGCCGAGAATTGCTAGGCCTAGATTTTTAGCCGCCTCGGCCGCATCGAGCGTACCCGCAGTAACCGCTTCGGCATGGGTGCCAATCACTGAGAACACGTTATAACCGTAAGGCAACGGGATCGACACGAAGTCGTCAGGCTCGCCGCCCCACAGGCTGCTCATGATGACGATATTGCGCTCTTTGACATAGTCGGGAACCTTGTCATAAAACAGCACTCCATCCTCGTCCTCTTCAGATGCCCACCGGTTGAGTAAGCCCAAGGCAAACGCACCTGACGCCATGCCAAACGCTAGCTTCTGCGCCATATTGGCGCGCGCCCATACGTTCATCGGGCTTTTACCATCCGGCGTGTTCTTAGCCGTTACCATGGTGCGAGCGAAGTTCATAGTGCCTTGGATAGAGGCGTTGGCAAACATATAAGCCGCATTGAGTGCCGTGCCCGCTTCCCCGCGACGGTTAAAGTTGACCGTCATATTCTTGGCCAAGCTGGCCGCCTGTTTACGAGAAACGCCTGCGCGACGCGCATTGGCATAGGCCGAGAGGCGCACCGCGTTCTCAACGGCTCCGTTCATGTTTTCAACAAAGTCAGCGGTTTTCTTACGCGCCTTCAACATATGCGACATGGTGGTGCCATCAGAGCGGCGCACCATAGATTGAATTTCCTTTGCCTGTGAGCTGATATCCTTCATATCGAAGTAGCCCGTTTTGGCGCCGTCTTCCTGAAACTCTTTAAACCAAGTGTCCCATTCGCGGCCACTGTCGTTTTTACTGGGCTTGTTTTGCAGGCCTCTCCAGGCGGCCTTCATGGCAGGGCCAATGTCGCGCGCCGTTTGGCGAACGATGGCCTCACCTTTAATCTTGCCGTCGTCACGCGTCTGCTCTGCTGTTAGATTCAGCAGCGCAGTTTGCACATCCCGAGTGAAGTTAGTCAGCATGAATTCAGGGTTATAACTGGTCATCATGGCCGACATTGCCCGCGTGGCGGTGCTGGCCATACGGATTAGCAAGCCATTATTCTCAGGCCCCACATTGCGCATGGCGTTCATTAGGCGCTCATCGTGGATCTTCAGATAGTACGTGCGCCCTGCCCGCTTCACTTTGAAGTACTTGTCGTTACCCGTCATATTTACAGGCCGCTCTTGCACCTCAATACGACTCTTGCCAGTGTCGGGATCGGTAATGGTTACCGGGGTACGTTGCGTGTCTGGATTGCTGTCGGTAAAGACTTCCCACAGTGAAGGATTGGGATGATCTGTCACTAATGAGAGAAGCGACTGCGCGACTTCGTTCTTGCGCCGGCGGATAAGCGACTCGTTGGCATCGACGATAACTTGGGATGAGGGTGAGTCAGCGATGCTCTTACGGCCTGCTGCAGTACGTGACTCCCGACCACTAACCTCAAAGCCGCGCCCTGTCTTAGGGCGACCTGGCTCATCGGCAGCATTGCCTTTTAACGGCACGTAGTACTGCCACGACGCTTCCCAAGCATCCACAACCGTGTCATCTTCCAGCCCACCTTCTCGTATCGCGTCACGCCGTAACCGGGTCATGTCATAGACTATCTTGGCCAGGCGGTCGTATTCAGCCTGCTTGCCGGATTTGGTCACCTTGTCGATAATCTCTGCCGCCCGGGCGTTGGTCATGCCAGACCCGCCATCCTGCATGTCAGGCTTATCAGGGTTGCGCTCTGCGATAGTCGCGTTACGCTCAGGGGCGTGGCGTGCGTAGAGATAATCATCAAGTTCAGACTGACTGATTTTATAGTTCGCCAATCCTTCCGCCAGTGGCTCCACGTACTGCTCACGCAACTGACGCAGGTCATATTCGGCCTTGCCGTGAAAAAGTTCCTCAGCCAGGTAAGCATCAGCCTCTTCTTCAACCGTGCGCCCACTGCGCCGAATTGCGTCTTCCAATATTTTAAGCGGTCGCATTTTATCAGCCATCTTGCGAATGGCAGTGTCTGCTAGCGCCTCATCCGGCATCGCAAACTTGGTGCTATCAGTGTTGGAGAACTTGCCGCCAATTGTTCCTGGCGGCGCGCTCAGGCTAAAGCGCTGCTCACCCACGCCGTGGTCAGGCTCCCGGTACATGGTCTCGCTGATTTCGTAGTCTTTATTGCGGCCCTTGTTCTCAATGAAGCCGAAGCGCTTATAGAACTCGCGTAGACGATTAACATTACCTCCAAAGTCAGCAGAGGGTGTCAGCGCGAGTGTCTTGCCGCTAGCATCCGCCCAATGCGCTAGGCGCCGCATTACTTCGGAACCAGTGCCTTCGTTTTGTGCGGGCGAGACAATGCGAGAAATAGTCACACGTTGGCCGCGGCCAGCCATATCTAGCTTTAAGCCGGGGTATTCATCACGCAGTTGTTTAGAGAGTTCACGGTGCGTGATCGAGGACTGCTGCTCCATCAAGCTATAGAGCGTTTCATCTTGCCAGGAGAGGTCACGCTGTGCCTGCTGGCGACGCAACCAGCGGCGTGATTGCTCACCCAGCGCCAGAATGTCATTGGTGCGCCACTCGATGTTAGGAAATAGCTTGCGCAGTAATCGGCGAACAGTGGACTTGATGCGCTGGCTTAGCGTTGGACTGCCATTGCTGTCTTCGATGTAGTGAGCCACCAACTCTTCGGCTAGCGTCACTTTCCCCTTATGGGTCGTTACATCGATAAACGGATACGCTGCCTGAATGGCGGCGATATTGTCCCGCCCTGCCTGGGATCGAGTGTGGCTTTTGTAAACCTCTAGCATCAGAGGCTCAAGCTCAGCGCCCAGCACGCCTCGCATCCCTTTGTGGCCCACTGATTCATGCATGGCGGTGCGTACCGCCTCGTCCACGCTGGACATGTTATCAGCGACAACATACAGCTCACCGCCAACAAACATGCCGCGTACGTCTGTCGGGTTAATGCCGCGAAGCACCATGCCCATAAGCGCATCAGAAGGTAGTTCGGTGGCTGATTGAATGACGCGGGTGTCTGCAAACTCAGGCTTGCCCTTTAACGCTGCTGTTATGTCAGCCACTCTGGGCGCTTGTGACACAGCGGCGCTCTCAGTAGCCATTGAATAGCGAGCATCATCTTGATCGGCTTTTCTAACGACGTCCGAAATGGGGGCCTTGGTGCGCCGTGTTGCCAGCGTCCAATCGCCCTGGCTTATCAGCACCGAACTGCCACGCTCAACGTTGGTGGCTTGAAGCGTTCCGTCTTTGTTGATCGAATCAATGACGTAGGCGTTACCCGCCTTGGAGTAGCCGACATCGGTGAGCAGGTTGATAGTGTCGCCAGCCACAGCGCCGCCAAACGCTTCGCTTACACGCATTTGGCGTGGTGTCAGCTCATTTCGAGGCTTACGGGCACTGGTTGAAGCTACAGGAGGCGCAGGTTGAGAATCGAAAATATCATTCTGCCCGCGTGATTCAGCAATATCGTTAGGCCGGTTGCTACCACTTAATACAAAGTCATCGGCGTCCCGGTCTGCCTGGGCGCGCTGCTCTTGCTCTCGGCGCTGGTCGGCTTCCGTTTGCTCGGCCTGTTGTACTTGCTGCTCACGCTGCGCAAGGCTTTCTTCTGTCTGGGTTTCAAGTAAGGTTTCTGGTTCAGCCGCGGCAATGTCAGCGGGTTCTTGCGTAGCATCTTGCACAGCAAAACCCCATCCGCCATCTACTTCAACGGGCTGCGCATTCGGCGTATCTCGGAACCGCTTGGATAGTTCGACCGCGCGGCGTGTCTGGAAAGGGCTGCCGTCAGATTTTAGGGTTAACGCTGGTTCTGCTTGCGCTCCTGCTCCAGGGCGTGAGCGTTGTTCTCTTGCACGCGCTGTTCGTGTGTCGTTGACTGCAGGTACTGGTTCACTTCGTCCAGCGTCTTGCCCTGTTTGATCAACCTGTCCGCTGCTAGGTGCTGGTGTACGTCCTTCGCTCGCTGCTGTGCTGTCAGTGCCATTAAGTAGCGTCTCCTTTAATTCCCGCGTCACGCTGGCCAGTGTTTCACCGTCTTTAACACGGCGCGCGGCATCATTAATCTGCTGGTTGATTACTGGCGTAGTGGTTGCCCGCTCAAGCAGTGCAATCGCTTCTGCGGAGGTTTCCTGTAAGGCGTTGTTGCTATCCTCGGCAATGCGGTTACCTGCCTGCTCGGCGGTTTGCGCATTGTCATTAAGCGTAGCGAATAGACGACGATCCCGCACCAGGGTTTGGCGTAAGCTGTCCATCACCTTGACGCGCTCACCGATCAGAGATTCTGCCGGGTCATCACCGAACAGGCCGCCTTGCCCGCCTTGGCTTTCGGTAAAGCCTGCCTGGCGTACTTCGTTGGCCAGCAATTCGCGCTGATTATCGTTGGTCGGCTTCACTCGCTGGAATACGCTTACGGCAGCAAGCTGCTGGTCGGGATCAGAAAACGAACGGCCTATGACAGCGCCATCCTTTTCAGTAATCACCTTGTTGAGCACAGCACCAAACGACTCAGTATCGAGCTTGGCAATGTTAGCACCATCACGCACAAGCCGGGTGCGTGGCAGATTGCTATCATGAATAATTGTATCCGTGTCTCCCTCGCTATTACGGAACACCTTGGCGGCATCAATCGCCGTAGCGCTGCCAGCGGCAATATTGGCTTCTGCGGCCTCCCGCCGCGCATCCTCTACCGTCACGCCATCGGCTTCGCGCAGCACAATGGCATTCACGTCAGACTGCTCAAGCTGGCGGGCAAGGTTAATACGGTGGTGTCCATCGGCGGCATACAGGGTGCCATCGGTGCGCTCATGCAAAATCAGATTACCAGCACGTATATCGTCCCACTTTTGAACGCCCTCAAGGCGGTTGTCCACGCCTTGCTCGTTGACTTCGGTTCTAAACTGGTAGGCCTGTGGATCTACCTGGATGCTTTCGACGGGCACACGGCGCGGTGTCTTGGTATCAGGGTCTACTGAAGGCTGATCAGGGGCAAGAGCGGGTTCGGTGCTAGCTTGCGGAGGCGCGGATTGTAGCGCTTCATCTGACTGCTCATCTTGGCGCGGTATGCCGGGCGCTGCAGGCGAAGATAACTCACTGTCAGCAGCCTGCTGGCCATCAATATCAATCGTGGTGTCGGGTAGATTGGCATTGGGATCATAGTCGGCAATGCCGTCTTCAGCCGCTTGTTCACGCCATGCCTCTTCCCACTGAGCATCACCCTCTTCGTTAGCGGTGGATGGGCTGACTTCACTGTTGGCCTCAGGCGTATTCAGGCGATCCATTACACGTGTGAATCGCTCGGAGGCGCTTTTCAGCTGCTCACGAATAGGCGTAAAGGCCTCGCTATCGTTGCGCGTGCGCGCCATGGTTTCCGCTTCCAGTGCAGCAGAAACCTCACCACTAACGGCGTCCAACTCGGCAACGGCGTCGCTATCGCCACGCTCTTCAGCGGCAGCGCGCAGGGCTTTAAAAGCATCGCCATAGCTTATGGAATCGCGCACCTCGCGCTCAACTGATGATAACTCAAAGCGAGGCTTGGCGATTAGTTCGGCAGCGGTACCGATGGCCTCAACATTGGCGGTTTCAGCTCCTGGGGACGGCACTTCCTGTGGGTCGGGAGAAGACTGTTCAGCGGGCGCGTCGCTCGGCTCTGATTGTTCGCTTGCTTTCTGATTATTTCCGCGCATTTCCATGGCTGCCGTTGCACCTCGTACAGCGCCGCCGGTGGGCGCACCGACGATCACGCCGCCCGCGGCACGGCGACCAGCGGTAACAGGATCCCAGCCTGCCTCAGTGCCTACGGATTCTCCCGCGTATTCAATGCCGCCCTCTTGAATCGCCTCTGTCAGGCCTTCCGTGCCAGCAGCGCGCCCAACGGCGCCGGGGATTTGCCGCGCGCTGGTCACTGCATTCTTACCCCCCGGCAGTAAGCGACCCAATGCAAAGCGGTCTAGCAGCACAGAAGCCGCAGCCGTGGGGCCGGAGACAGCATAATCGCGGCCTTCCGGCATTCCTTCGCGGCCATCGTTGCGGACACGACCTTCGCCGATCTCTTGAGTACGAGCTGCCAAGTAGGCGGGCAAGCTAACCACTAACCCTGCCATATCTGCCAGCGCGGCTGGGCCTTGTTCAGCAGCAGCGCCTGCGATGGTTTTAATGCTTGGCTTATCCAGAGCGCGGTCAATCGTGTAATTGGGCTGGTAGCCAAGGGTGAGATCCTCAACCGATTGGCCAGTGTCAATAAGTCCTGTGCGGGTGTCCTCTGGCTTGGCGCGCATCGTGAAGTCGAGCCCGTAACCACCCAGCTCAACGTCCGGCTCATAGCCGCGCGAGCGCATTTCTTCTGCGCTGCCACCAATGACACCAGGGTTAATGCCGCCCAGGGCTTCGGTGATACGCTGCTCGCCCTTTTCGGCAACATTGCCAGCGAACTGAATAGCGTTGCCGACCAAATCTAGACCTCGCTCCCCCGCATTGCGCAGCGCGTTGCTGGCTAGATTAGGCGTGTCGGGCTGGGTTTCATCAGCGCTGGCCTGCTTTTCTCGCTCACCAAAAACATCTACCTCAGTGCGGGTAAAGAACTGGCTTTGAACATCCGCCCGCAGTGACTCAGGCACTTCAGGCTCAATTGCGCGGCGATAGAACTCGCCGCGCACACGCTGTTTGGTTTGCCAATCAGCAGCTTGGAAATCCGGATCGTTGGCAATATCCGTCCATTTTGGCGGGGTGCGATTTTCGGCGGCGTTCACACGCGGCTCCTTCGTGATTAGAAGTACTTGTTCAAAATGGCGGCGGCGGGATCTTCGTTAGTCTCTCCGCTAGGCGCCGGGCCGGGTCTTAAGCCGCGCTCTCGCTGAGGTGGCGAGGTCTCGCCTTGTTCTTCCGGGGCTTGGGATGAAGGAGCAGGCTGACCTTGGCCTGGCATCACGATGCCGTATGTTTGGTTTTCGCTTTCTCGAATCATTTGATTAATGGATTGCAGCTCTTCTTGCGCCTGGGCCATCTCTTCATCGTCAGGCATCCTTGCCGCATCGCCTTGGATAAACTTTTCCAAGTCCCCAGCGCGGTTCCGGAGCGCGTCAATGCGGTCTTCTGAGCGAGAATAGTCATTGTTCTGCCCGGCGCTTGACTTAACGGCGGCATAAGCATCAGCAAAGGTTTCGTAAACACCCTCTTCGACAAGCAGCCGGGCCTCTGTAATGTTGCTTGGCTCGCGATTCGAGTAGCCAGCCCGCGGCTGAGGCGCACGTCCAAGCACCTGCTTAGTTTCACCGGTTCTTGTATTTCGCTGAAGGATCGATCCGCCCGGGCCTTCTACTTGCTCCCACTGCTCGTTGCTGTCACCACGCAGCAGGCCTAACACTTGAGTAGCGCGCTGCTGTGCTTCTGGAGAGCGCATCGTATTACGTAGCATGCGCATGCCCTGCACCTGCTCTACCAGCTTCTCAACGGGCACATACTTCACCAGGTCATCATCAGCGGTTCCACGACCCTCGGTCATAGGTGCGCGGTAGGTGTTACCATCTTCGCCAGTTACCTCCAGCTCAAGCGCGACACTTTGCCCATCCGGCGCCGGATACATGCCGACCACACGCTTTTGCCCGCCTTCGCCGCGGTTAATCTCGGCGCCAAACATCTGATTGAGTGCGTCCAGACTCTCGGGGTCGTTGGCATCCACTGGGGTGTCAGGGTCAATGATCGACATTGCCTGATTAATTGAGTTATCGGTTTCAGGATCGAGCGCTGACCAAAACTTGGGATATTTGCGCAGGGTTTCTAGCTCGTCCTCACCGACTTCCATGCCAGATCCAATTTTCCCAAGCATGAACTGAATATTTTCCATGTCGCGCTGCCGGGTTACGTCTTCCTGCTGGGCGCTGAACTGTTCGCGCTGCATGTCCATGCGCTCTTCCTGCATGCCCATTTGCTGGTCAGCGCGCTCGTCTGCCTTCTGGCCGCGCTGAAACTGATCCATCAAGCCAAAGCCTTGCGCGAAACCACTTGCCAAGCCACGTGTATCGAGTCCTCTCATGGTCTTCTCCCTAGAAAATCGAACTGGCAAGTAGGCCTATACCCGCACCAATCGCAGCACCCACAGGCCCGCCAACGCTACCTGCCTGCATACCGGCCATCATGCCAACGCCCGCCCCCGTGCCAACGGCGCTCATCTTTTGGGCCTTCTCTGCCTGCTGCATTTGTTCTTCCTGCATTTCGGCCTGACGCTGCTGGCCAGCGAGGTCGCTTAGCCCCTGCATGGCCTCGCCTTCCATTTGCTGACGAAGGCCTAGTAATCCATAGCTCATTGGTTCATCACTCGGTCAGGAATGTTGGAGAGGCCCATGCCGCCAGCAAGTATCGCGTCCTGCCTGTCTTGGGCAGAGATGCGCGCTTCATTGCCTGCGCTCACCATGGAGGCGCTGCGCTCGATACTGGTACGCCGCTGCTCGGCGGCTTGCTGCTGAGGCGTTTGGTTGATGCCGTACCCTTGGCGCTGCTGGTCAAGCCCCTGCTGGCTATTGTCGTAAGCCAAACCAACGGCACTGCTGGCATTTGCGGCGGCTGTCCCGGGCGCGCTGCTGTCTTGCGCGACATTCGCCAGCTCATCAACGTAGGGTGAGAAACGGTTGAGCCAGTCATTCCACTGGGCGCGATTGAGTTGGCCAAGAAGCTGTGAAGCGCCCTGGTCACCGCGCATGGCTTGGCTCGGGTCGACACGCTGCTGGGCAACTTCCGAGGGCGCATAATTGATTTGGCCTAGCGTGGGTTGATATTGCATCGCCTATACCCCGCCTGTGCTTGCTTGGTTATAGAGATTTAGCCCTTGAGGCTGGCTGGGCTGGTTCATATAGCTAGCGGTACCGGCACCGGCGACCTGGCCGAGAAGCTGCAGGTTGGCACTTTTACGGTTGAAACGATTCGCAGCGGTCTGTTGTGCATCCTGCGCTGATTGTGCAGCCACACCTGAGAGCCCTGCCTGTGCCTGACCGCTTTCCCCTTGGCCGATGGCCACGATGTTTTGCAGCCCCTGAATCTGCTGATTCTCTTGCTCAAACTGAGCGCGGCCCAAGGTTTCACCGCCGGCACTGGCACCACCTAGTGCAATATCGCTCATGGCCGTTTGGTAACGACCGCTAGAAGGGTCAACGCCCGCTTGCCCTAGCTGCATGCCCGCCTGTTCGCTCGCATCACTTACCGCCTGCTGCTGGCTTTGCAACGTGCGGCCCGCGATATAGCTCATGTTGGCATCGCTGGTCATATCGCCTACGGATTCCATGTAGGCGTTCTCAAGCGGCGCCAGGTTCTCTTGGGCGTAGTTCCATTTTTCCGCCGCTACCTGGGCAAGCTGACGCTGCTCGGGTGTGTCTTTTACTTTGCTATCACCACCACCGCCTCCGCTCATGAGTCGACTCCCTCTTTATCTGGTTCTGCTGGTTTAGCAAACCCATCGAGGTACGCTTCCAGCGTGTCTTCGTGGAAGTGATCACGAATAGAAAGGCTGACTTTATTCATCCACTCATAGCCACCAACCAAGTAGGCACACTGGGACACCATGCCGGTTAGTTGGTCACGGAGAACAAAGGCTAGGGTTTTGTAGTGGTGGTTATCAGAGCGCTCCAGGCACGCGCTATCGCGCCAGTCTTGTAAGGCGCTGGCCATGAGTGGGCGAAGGTAGGGTTCGTGTTGACGATAGAAGGGATTCGCGGGCAGCTCGATCAGCGCTTCCCAGAAGGTGCGAATCAGCACGGCATCGGTGACCGGCTTATCTTTATCGATGAGGTCATCAAGCGTCTGAGAGATACGAAACAGCATCTCGCAATAGGCTGCGGCCGCTTCGTTATTGCAAAGCACACTGCGTAAAAAAGCAGCTTCATTTTGACGTGGCATGGGCACCTCACGGTGAGCCAGTTTAAAGGATCAGTATAGCAGGATTGGCTGGACGCTTAGAACGATTGCCTACGAGTCAGCATATAACCAGGGGTTACATCGGTGTGTGAGCCATAGAAGCCAACCGTTGCAGAGAAACGGCGATGCTCCCAAGCAAAATAAAGCCGTACAGTATTACCCACCAGAAAGGGTCGCATCTTGTGTTGTCGGCCGTAGACGCCCATCAGCGGGTAAAAATCAATCATCGTGCTGTTGGGCAATGACAGCACCACATTACCCTCTCGGGCCTCGAAATAATTGTAAGAGTTGAGATCAGACGTGTTCTGCCGCGCTTCAAATTCTGAAATGCCGGTATTCACCTGGCCAGTGCTGATAATTGCCTGGTTGATTAGCCGAGAGTCGAATACTCGCCCGCCTCCCGCGTCATTGACTAATATGCCGTGCGTGGCATCAAACCAATATCCCGCGGCAATGGCGGCACCAATAGCATTCTGGGCATTGATATACACTTCGTATTCAATGTTGCTGCTGACCGATGAAGTGACCCTATCTGGGTTGCCAGTAAAGTTGGTGCAAGCATCGAAGCCACGCCAGTTGCCTGGCGATCCGATAAGCTTCGTTATTCCAATAGGACGCCCGCCAGTATGCCTAAGGCACAAGTAAGGCGGCATTTGCGTAGTAATAGTGCTGGGGAAAAATACCGTTTTCGGAAACCAGCCATTCTCAATATTGTCCGGCTTCCGGTTAAACGTTACCGTGATCGCCCTTCTTAGTATTAGAAAGTAGTTTTGATTTTCACCATCAATCAGAACGCGACCATTACTGTTTCTTATATCGATGCCGTAGGCCATGACTCATCCTGTTGAAAAAATTGATAAGTACGCATACCCCGCAAGATCATAAGAGCTCTGCCAGTAAGCGCGGCCTTGGTAAAACGTCACTGTTATTCTGGGAGGCAAAAACCCGCTTGCGGGCATGTTATCGACGGCATCCATGTATTCAGGCCCCACCTGATACGCAATATCACCGGTGTAGTAGTAGGTAAAGGCGAGGGAATAAGTAGCGTTTGGGTTAATGGCAGCGTTGTAAATATTGCCACTGGTGCCAAAAAGCCTAAACGAGCCCACGGTGCGAACCGTTAAATCATTGCTACTTAACCATAGCTGGCCGCCGGGGCCGTATATTTCAAAGCCAAAGCTCATAGTTGACCGATCCTGACCCTTAACCGACTGCTAGAGTCATAAACGCTCATGCCGTCACCATTTTGCTCAACTCTTCCCCCGGTGCTGACTGATTTAAGACCAAAGTCACCGTTAGGATTAAGCGCCCACCCTGAGTTCGGCCAATCGCTTGAGGCAGCAAAACCATAAAATGTTGCCGCTTCAGCCACACTCAAATTATCAGCGTCGATAGCGTCGGCACGGATTAGGCCGCCGACAGTAGTGACCGGTGACCCGTCATTGAGGAAGAACTTGCCAATGGTGATAGCCCCCAACTGTCCTTCCTGGATAGAGCCGTTGCGAATCATGGCGTTGTTCATGTACACAACGTCATTATCCATGATGAATGGACGGCGCTTGTTAGCGTTGGTGCGGCCTAAAAAGAAGCTGTCCACGTCGAAACCAGCATCTACCTGGGTGCCATCGTTATAGATGCCAAAACCACCTATCAAGCCATTCACCTGTACTTGGGCAGTATAGAGAGCTCCGATGCTGACCAGCTCACCATCAACACGATTTATATTGGTGTTAAGCGACTGCTGAACCGATGCAATATCGCTGTCGAGGCTAGATTGCACAGCAATCAACGATTGCGCCTGGGAATTTATGCGGCCATCTAGGCGGTTTACTTCAGTGCTGATGGTTTGCTGAACCGCTGATAAATCACTGCCGAGCTCGGAGGCCACGGTGGTAATCTGGTTGGCTAGTGATTGTGATTCAGACGCCAAGAGGCTCTGCGTTTGCTCTATCGCCGAGAACGCATCGGCCAGCTCCACTTCTACGCCATTAATACGTAATGCCGTCGCCTCATTATCGTCGATGCGCACTTCTTCAAGGCTGTAGAACGTCGCCGACGCGGTGCCCCGGGAGGCAGAGATAACGCGCTGTACCGCCGCCAGCAGCTCATCCTCTGCCGCCCTCGCCTTTGACTCCTCCGTGATAAGAGCAACGTCGTCACCAACGGCCGCCATCAACCCTTCAACTTCGACTGCTAGCGCATCGACGGCACTTGACCATGCTTCACGTTCAGCAACGATATCTGCCGTGTTGTCTTGTGTCTGGACGGTGAGTGTTTCCAAGTCGCTTGCCAACGCATCGTATTGCGTGGCGCGTGCTTCGCTTTCGTTTTGAATGGACGCCGTATTGGCATCGAGCTGAGATAGAAACGCTTGTAGTTCACTGGCAACAGCTTGCTCTTGGTCGGCAAGGGCCTGCTGAACCTGCTCAATCGCTGCCGTGACCTCGGGGATGTCTGTTTCAGCAAACGTGACCAGCACCCGATCCACCAGCACGCCATCGCCTCCCCCTGACGTATCACCCCATATCACTAGCTCATGGTCTAGCCCTTCAGTGTCAGCGGGCACCGTAATGACTACATCATAAAATGCGTAATCGTTAGTCGCGTTAAAATGCACCCATTCACCAAATACGCCATCAATGCAGTAAGCCACCGCAAATTCAGCGCTGGCACTACTCGCGGGCTGTTTGGCATAGAGCGAAAGGCGTATTTCGTTACCCGCAAACTCACTTGTTGTGTCTGGGCTAATCGTGCGGCGCACGCCGTCAGATTGCGGGTTTGCACTCGGAAGCGTTGACGCGATAAGCGCCGCCTGCTGCCCCGCGTAAACGTCACTTGTTTCAGGGCTTAGGCTGCTGCCAGTCGATGCATACCACGCATTGTAGTCACTGCCAGGCTCAAAGCTGCTTGCCAGCGAGGGTCGCGCTTCGAGTCGCGCGGAGAGGATTCCGACCTGGGTAGACAGCGAGCTAAACTGATCAATGCGTATCTGCTGCTCGTTGAGAATTAGCGCTTCGTTGTCGCCCACGCTCCCAAACAGCTGGTTAATCTGAGTAGCAAACAGTTCGTTATCATTGATACGCACCTGGGCCATCGAGTAGATCGAGGCGGCATTAGCGTTGTACGTGGCAGCCATTACGTCTTGCTGCAACGCGAGCAGACTGTCCTCAAGCTGCAACTGCTCGGTCGCTTGCGTGATGGTTGTCGTCAGATTATCGGTCGCTTCCTGGATCGCTTGCGCGCGCGCCTGCGCTTCAAACGTCAGGCTTTCAATGCGCTCGGCCCGCTCCCCATCAAGCCCTGCAATTCGTTCTTCCCGTTCCTCGGCGAGACGATTTGCGACGGTGCCGTCCAATGACTCTGGGCCGTTCAGCACAGTGTCTAACTCACCGATACGGGCAATCTCGGTTTGCAACGTTTGCGCTAATACGCCTTCATCAATCTGACCCGTGATTAACTCGATCACATAACCAAGGTCAGCCAGTGGCGTGGCATAAGTGCCGTTCGGGCTGTTGGGCGGGCCTTCGATGTCGACTACCGACGTGAAGGTAATCCAGTAGTAATAGCCCTTGAGCTTAGTGGGATCGTCAGGATCAACAGCATCATCACGCACGTAATCGGTATAGAAGCCGCCCGCTTCGCGGCCAATTATTTCCGCATTAGAAAAATTATCTTCCTCGCTACGGAAAATGTTGGTGTAGGCATGGTTGCGGTACTGCTGGCCGGGAATGGTCCAGCTCAGGTTGATCATGCCGTAGAAGCCGCCCTGAGCATCAAAACCCGACGGCGCTGGCGGTATGCTTAAATCAGGCGCTGGCGGCAGTAAGCCCGAATCTAAATTGCCATCTTGATTGGGGCGCATCCCCGGCTTTAGCTTTCCAATGCCGCTATCCAGTAGGTCGCGTAGGGTTACCTTGCGATCAAGCGGATCGCCGCGCACACCTTCACCGGTTTCAAGTATCTCGGTCATGGCGGCAATGAGGGGGCGTAGCTCGCTCGGTGCCTTCGGAGGCACTGGCGGTAATGTCCGACGGCGTCGGTTCATGGGCACCTCACGGTGGGCCAAAGAGGTTTAAACTAATTCGCTGGGCGAGGTCGCTATTTGCATGGATTGCACTTCGTTGGTGCCTTGAATTTCAAGCTCCCAATCACGGCAAAGTGTGTAGCCAGGCGGCAGGCGAAACATAGAAGGGCTCACTATCTCGGCATCCATCACCTGGTTGCCGTCAGCCCAGATAATCAGTCGCACCGGGTAATTGGATGCAATAACCTTGCCGCAGCTAAAACCAGCACTGCCAGGCGCTGCCTCATGTAAACGAGAACGCCATGTGAACGTCATCGCATCTCCCTGCCCCCATGCACTGATCGTGCTGCCCTGGATCAAGTAAAGCGTACCTGCTGCAATGTCGTAATAGCCTCCGCTCGCATTGATATCCAGGAACTCCACGCCCTCGCCGGGCGTAAACACCATGCACCCGCCTTCATAAAACGCCAGATAGCGACCATCATAACGGTAGGCGTGCATGCTGGACGGATTTAGCGCCTGCCATTGCTCGCGGGTAAAAACTTCGGCGGTCACTACACGCGCATCGCGGCCACCGGCTGCCACAAGCCCATCATGCCCGGCATAGATGATGTACTCGCCCATATCGACCAGCGAGCGAGCTGATAGACACGGCTGGTCAACATCCAGTTGCATAGGCGACATGGCCTCGGGGCTCGATCCGCTGACAAGATAGGGTTGCCCTTGGGTGGCCACGATCAGTCCTGACGACGTTGCACCAATCGCGACGATGTTATCTTTAAACGCTAACTGGTACGCCACTGGCCAGGCGTGAGGCAAGTACGCTTCACTAAGGCACAGCGTGTTATCAAAGAAGCCCGCCAGAATACCACCAGGAAGCGCCGTTAATCCTTGCAAGCGAGCATCCGGCATATCCCATTCAACCGACGGCAACGAACGTCCTAGCTGCGCGCTGGTAATGCTATCGCTGTATTGGCTAGTAGCGGCACTGACGTCAGCCACGTATTGATACACGCCACTGGACTCGGCGCGGTAAATGCGTTTCGTCACAATGTCATGGCTACCGCTGGGCACGCTCGGGAGTGCTAGCTGCACCTCACCACCTGCAGGCGCACCGCTAACCATATCCCAGCGTTCAATGATGTTACTTGGCGCGCTGGGTGCACCTTCTTCGCCAAACCTCGATACCAGGGTCACTACATAAGAGGTTTCTAGCATCGTGGTCGGTCGCTCGCCGGCAGGTGCGCGGTTGCTAGGCGCGGATGCATTAGGCCCGCTGTTTGGCAAAGGGATGCCCAAACGGTAACTACTGCCCGGGTACGGCGGTGTACCGCTGGTAATATCGCTAATGCCGCCCATCTTTGGTGGGCCGTCCCCCGTCCAGTACACTCGGGAAAAGTCGTCATTAGCCAGCGGCGATTTTACAACATTAACGTTGCGCCCCATGCCCCACGTCAGCCAGAAACCTTGTCCGTCATTGCCGCTGGGATAGCGGTAAAGCGTCGAAGGGTTTACTACCGAAGACAGTGACTCAATGTTAAGAGGAGCGCGCTCAGGCTTAAGCGTACCGCGCTTTAAATAGACATTACGCGCCTGCTGGGCGTTATTCTCTGGCAGCAATCGAGCATCAAGAATAGGTAGCTCGCCACGAAAGGCGCTGTGTTGGATTTTCAATGGGCCCACCTTTCAGGCATAAAAAACCGCTTCCGCGGCGGTAAATATTGTGAGGTAGGCTTAGGCTTCGATCGTCAGCGCGTGCCTGAACAGTTCATCAAGCTGCTCATCGGTTAACCCCAGCACTCCAGCCAGCTCTAGCACCGTAGGACTGAGGCGGCGAAACTCGGTGGCCATGCGCCACGCCCGGCGGGCTTTGGTGGCGGTCGCGGGGTCATCCAGCAATGCTTCTACCTGATCGATCAGACTAAAATCATCAAGGGCCTGGTGGGCCTGGAAGGCGCTGGCGACCGTAGTAGCGCGCCATGCTTCTAGCGCCTGTTGGGCTTGCTGCTCTGGCGTAATACGCCACGTGGCTTGGGCTTCGCTCATGTTGTGGGCTCCTCTTCTGTTTCGATCATGCGAACCGTCCATTTCCCATCTGACGGGTCTTGCCAGTATTCAGCCGCTCCACTTTCTATCAGCGCTAACGCATGGTGGTTGGTAGCCACTATGTACCGCTGCGAGGGGTCGTAATCAGTCGCGTCGATCCATTCACCCTCTCGTGCTGACCACGGTGTATCAGTTGTTTTAGTGGGCTGACCTAGTACGATATGCTGGTCGCCATCCCGCCAGAACATATCGTAAATACCCGCATCGCGCGTTTCCTCACTACCGATAAACTGGCTTCCTTCTACAAATAGACCGGTGTCGATATTGTTAATTAATGGGCCGTTTACATTGTATGAAGTAGGTGCCTTGCTTTTAGCCAGAAAGAGTAATTTCATTAGATATAATCTCCCTCAACTTCAATGAAAACAGAGCCAACTTCTCCCGAGGTAGGTGAATTAAAAAAGTTTGAATCCGCAAGCACGTTGATCGAGCCAGCATTATTAAACCGGCCATTAGCCCTAAAAGATCCCCTATCCGCATTCGATGACCACGCTGTTAAATCTGTGTCAGTGGTTACACTGATAGTCGCTCCTGTGATAGTAGCCAGCGGCTTGGGAAGATCGAAATGATTTGTAATACCAGTCGTTATCCCTTTTTTCATGCGCATTTTAATACGACCAGTGGCCAATATTTCCCAACTACCATCACTGTTGCTATCGCTCTCCATCAATCCGCCGCTGGGTACTTCATCATCGAAACTAATAGGGCTAAGGATGTTGCCGGCATGGAAGATAGGCACGAAATGGTTATAGTTGCCTGGCCCGCCGTCTCGGATTAGTGCCTGCCTGCTGCCGCCCGCGCGAAACAATAGTTGAGTAGCATTTGCTGCTGTATTAGCTGGCAAATGCAGAACAACGCCAAGACCGGTAACAAGCGGTAAATCAGGATCGTTAGCAGCTACATGAAATAGACCAAACTGGCTTAACGTAGCTAAAGTATCACCGTCGGGCATCGGCCGTGCATTTGTACCAAGACTGCCATAGCCCCTCGCCACCAGATCGCCAGAACCGCCCACAACCCCACGACCTCCCAGTACATCGACTAAGCTTTGCACTTGGGCTCGATCAGGAAACTCAGCGATCAACTCAGAGCTCGTACCCTGCCGTCGATACAGTCGCATATAAGCGCCGCCGCCTGGGACGCTGAAGTATTTACCGTCATCGACAGCTTGCCGTCCTTCTGTAATCGTCGGATAAACGGCGTTAAACCCCATCGCGGCATCACGAAAGCGAACCACTTCTTCCTGTAACGCCGCGTTGGTTTGCTCCAGATTTACAACAGCTTGCTCGAATGACATACAGCCCCCTTAAATTAAGCGTCGAGGTTTAACACGCGCACCCTGTTGCTGCCCGTACACTGACAGACGGTAAGCATCGTTAATGCCCGCGTTAAAGTGGGTTTCGTGATACGCGGCTTGCTCAACGTTGCGCCACGGCTGGGGCAGCATAAGAAGCCGGAACGTCGCGCCATGGCGTAGCGCTTCAAAGTGCTGATCGCGTAACGCGTCGGGCAGCGCGCTGTCAGCCATGGGCTTAACCGCTACGCGGGCAGTAAACGTATCAGCATCACTCTGGCGATGAATGGTGACGGCATCAGGGGCAAGCTGCTCATAGTCTGTTCCGGGGGTCATCTCGCGCCCATTTCGATATACCGTCAGCGCACGGACGCAGTAAACCCCGTCAGGGGCCATGACGCCCCCCTCGCTGCTGACAGTGACATCAGTGACTATCCAGGCATTGCCATCTTGACACAGCCTGAACTCCGCCCATCGAATCGCGTCCCGTATGGTGATAAGTGGCGCTTCGGGCACGTCCTGCACGATGGCTTCTAATAGAGAATCCATTACTGGCGCGTCCGTGGTGGGTTGGATGAGTTGTCAGGCGTATTTGGTGAAATAGCGCGTGCTACCTCTATCTTCTGTCCCAAAGCCCCCATGTAGGCCGACATGTGCATTTGAGCCCGATTAAGGTTCGCCGCATGCTCAGCATCTTTGGAATAAGCGCGGTACAGGATGTAATCGGTAATCACCGGCGCGTAGCTGTCGTTGAGGCGGATGGTTTCGCTTTGCAGTCCTTCCAGCCCTTGCGCGACATCGTGCGGCGTAGGTGTTGAGGAATAGATAAGCTCCACTTCTGCGCCTAACGCTGCAGGTGGGTATACGTAAAAGCGTGTCGGATCCTGGTCATCGAACATGTACTGCTCAATGTCGACGCTTTCAGCGTCGCCGTGCCAGCTTCGTCGCGTGGTATCCAGGGAGCGTCGCGTGGTAATCATGATGCCCATCTTATCGCTGGCAGCTGCCGTGTTGCGCACTACATCAATAAGACGAAGGCCGTCGGCGGGTATCTCTTGACGCGTGCCGACAACAAGCTCCATCGAGGCGTTAATTGCGGATGCATCGGGCTTGATCTGAACAATGGCTTGATAGCTTTCATTCAGCCAGCCGATTAGCTCTTCGTTCGTCCAGCGGGTACCGGCGGCCGTCACTTCTTGCAGCACCAACTTGGCGTTGCGAATGACGGTGCCTACAGTCGTGACGGCCATGGCTTACACCTCCTGCATGTAGCGGTTCTTAGCGAGGGCTGCTGTCCAGGGAAAGATGCGCCCGTTCTTAATGTGCTTGAGCTTCCGGCCCTTATACTTGGGCTTTTCAGGGGCTGGCACATTCTCAAGGTCATAGTCGCCAGCATCTGGGGATAGCTCTTCCGAAGAAGTGACGCCCTGCTCTGCCAGGGTTTCAGCGGCCTCAAGCAGCTCGGCGCGAATCGTTTCAACGCCTTGGCGCTTATTGATTTCAACGTTTAGCTGCTCGGCGATAGGCTCAAAATCTTCCTTGGTCACCGCCTCTTCAATCTGCTCAATCAGTGTCTTGCTCATAGCGTGTTACCTCACGGTAAGTAAAACGCCACCCCGGAGGGTGGCGATGTGGGGCGCTTAGGCAGCGCGCTCGGCGTACAGGTGGCCCATGGCGTTGGGGTCAATGACCTCATAGCCGAAGACGTTGAGACCACGCACCAACTGACCGAAGTCAGTCGGGTTAGGCAGGTTCTCCATTTTGGTCATCTGTGACGCAAAGGTAAGCGCTTTCTTGTGACCGAAGATCACGTTGGTGGCCTGGCGTGTGGTCGTGGCATCGGTGACTTTCGACATGTTGTTGCTGATGTACACGTCAAAGCGGTCGAGCATGCCGACCTTGCCGTTGCGGAAGACTGACTGGTTGTCACCCATCGCGCTGGCATCACGCAGGTCGGACTTTTTGAGCATGCCGTTCATCCACGCAGGCAACACAATCCAGCGTGCGTCGTCAGGAACGTTCTGCTCATCCAGCACCGAACCACAATCCACCAGCACATCCAGGATGTTGGTTTTGGAAATGCTCACCGGCGCACCGGCTGCGCCCATGTCGTAGCCGCCAGACTCTTTGCCCGCGCCTGCACCGGCGTTCTCGGCAGCGGCATCGGCAAATACATCGCCAAGGATCACCTTGTCGATGGCGATCTTCATCTGCTGGCCAGCGTCATCCGACCAGTTGTCCATCAACTTGATGTCCGCCTGGTACTCATCGACATCGTTCACTTCAAAGGCAAAGTACTTCGCCTTATCGATGTGCAGTTCGACTTTGTCGCTGGTGGGCTTCTCGTAATTGAGACCGCCGCCAATTTCGTAGTCGCGGATGGTGATAGACGGCGTGGTGCGGATCATCACCGTGTCGCCATGGCTCTTAATTTCCCCTTCATAATCCGTGTTGGAAATCTCAGCGAAGCAGGTTCGCGTATATAACTTCTCGATCATTTTTCCCGACCAGACCTGCGGGATAAAACCCGGGCTGGAGGTGCTGGAATAGTCGGGATGACTTGCGTCGCGTACTGGGCCTGCCATTGGAATAACCTCTTATCGCCTCACGGCGAGGAATCGGAACCGCCAGCCGGGTTAACGAACCCGGCCTTCACGTTGGGCGGCGAATATGTCGGCTTCCAGGCGTTGCGCTTCATCGGCGGCATAGCGGCCAGCGGTCTTATCGCGATAGAACTGTGAAATCTCGGCCCCCGTCCACAACTTCGCGCCTTGAGAATTTGGCGTTTGCGTTGCTTTCGTGGTGCGAGGCTCCACCTGCTCATCGGGTACCGTGCGCTTTTCCGGCGTCTTTGGCGTCGCCTGACTCAGATAGAGCTTGAAGATGTCTGCCACCCCCTTCGCGCTCTGGGACTGCTGCGCCTCACTCAGCGCTTGCTGATACTGCTTACCCGACTGAGGGTCGAACTTGCTAAGAAACTGCAGGAACGCAGGATCACTATTGATCTGACGGAAGTTAGGAACGGCTTGCTCCAGGTTCACCCAAAAGCGTGCTTCGGCGTCTTCCCGCTTTTCAGCCGCATCGGCTTCCTTCTCAGCTTCGAGGCGGTCTAGACGCTCTTGCAGTTCTTTTGTATTGCCTGTTTCGGGTGCCGCGTCCTTCTGTTTCGTCATGCGTTCAATGAACGTCACCAGGTCTTCGCCAAACTCCTGCTTGAAGTGGGCGAGCTGGTCGTCAGTGATGCCGCTGCTATCAGGCGAAGGGGCTTGTTTTTCCAGCTCCTGAATGCGCCGATCCTTGTCAGCGACCTGCTGTTTTAGCTGTTCGTTCTCTTTACGCAGCGCTGGGAGCTCACCGTTGTACTTGCCTTGCAGCACTTGAAAGCGATGCTGCCAATACATCGCATCTTGGGTTTCTGGCTTAGGCTCGTCTTTCGTCAGATCAGCGGGTTGCGCGTCTTCGGGATTGGCCGTGTCAGCCTGCTTTGTGTCGTCTTGCGGGTTTTGCTCGCTAGCGGGAGTCGGGGTCTGTTCTTCCTCAGCCTCGGGGTTCTCTGGCGTGCGATCAAAGTGCTTGGCGGCAGCGGCAGCTTGTGCCTGAACGGATTGGGGTAGTGACATTTCAACTCCTATGACGCCTCTCGGCGTGTCTGTGAGCCGGCATTTGCCGGGGTTCACGATTTGGGTAACGGGTTCAACCTGCAGTGTTGAGCGCACCCACAAAAAAACCGCCTCCAGGGAAGCGGCTTGTTTGTGAGGCCGGGCAGTGCCCGGCTATTTAAAGCGTGTATCGATTACCTCCCGTGAGGTCTCCAATTTTTCAATCCAGTCTGACAGCGCGGCCGCCTCGCCCTGCTTGCGAGCCAGTTCAAGCGTATCCCGGCATTGCTCCAGGGAGTCGCGACAATCCTCGCGCTGGGACTTGAGCATTTCCAGCAGGTATTTGCCGTCCTGGCTGCTGTTGATTCGCGACAGGGCTCTCCACTGCTGTTCGTTCATTCTGTTTTCCCTGTGTTTCGGCAATGAGCTTGGCAATCTCAGCAAGCAGGTGCTGGGCATCAAGCGGCGCCTGCTGCTGGGCGATCTGGGTGTCGGCTTGGGTTTCGGCAGCATCGGCGCCGTACTTCTGGGCCTGTGCCTGCTTAACCGCTACTTCTGCCTGGCCCTTGGCCTGTTCAAGCTGTTGCTCGGCCTCCATCTTGGCCTGCTCGGCTTTCTGCTGCTGGGCGAGGTTCTGTTCCATTTGCTCTTCCGTTGGGATGAGCCCCGGCATGTCCAACTTCTCGGCTACGCTATCCAGCAGCTTGCGGCGACCTTCCATACCCAAGATGCTCATGTCGGTCTCGTTACGGGTCAGCTGCAAGAACTGCTGGCGAAGCATGCTGGTCTGCTCACGAATGAGCATGGCAGAGCTACCGCGTGCCACGACGTTGACGTCACCTTTAATACTGGGGTCGTCGCTGTACTGCATGTTGTAGAGCCATAGCGCCTCGATGACACGACGCATCACACCACGGTCAATGTGGCGAATCGCGTCTTTGATGCCCTTATTGGCCGACTCCATGAGCATCGATAGGCCGCTAGCGGTATTGCCTGCGCCGCCGACGTTTTCGTTACCGTAGGTATAGCGCGGAATATTGGTGGCATCGTCGGCACGCTTTTCAAAGGCGTCGTAGACACTCAAGAGCTCGGCAGCATTGCTCGCAGGCTGATAAAACCGCACGGCAGCGTTATTGCCAGTGACGTTGCCGTCTTTGGTGCGCCATATCTTCCACGGGTAAATGTTGGTGGGATCTTCGTTGGGCTGTAGGCGCTCTTCGTAGACTTCAACTTGCGGGCCGGAGGAGATGGCCAGGTTGTTAACCAAACTGCGCGCCGTGGCGTTACACACATCCTGAATGTCGGCCATGAGCTCAGGGATCGCTTGCCCCCAGAAACTTCCCGGTACCGGCTGATAGCTCGCCTTGTGGTAGGGACGGCGCTCTAGCGGGTCGCGATTGATACGCACCCGGATAACGTGCTGGCCAATCAGAATGGCTTCAATTTCGTATTCAGCTAGCGGGTCTTCAATATCGTCAGGATTCACGCCCCATTGCAGCAGCGTGACGCCTTGGGCGCCACCGGAGTAGATCAGCCCATCGATAGTTTCACCGTGGGTAAGCCATTCGTGGCCGCGCCCTTCCAGCTCGGCACGCTCGCCATCCGTCCATAGCCAATCGCGCAAGCCGCCCTGGCCGTACTGCTCAAGTACGCGGCGAATAGACTCTTCGTTAAACGATGGCACGCCGATCAGCTGGTTAAGCTGCAGACGGGTAAAGCGAGCCCGCTCAATGATGAACGCGCCGTCATCGATGTTTGTCGCGTCTGGGCTGGGGTACATATCAAACGGCGACACCCGCTCAAACTCAGGGCGTACCGTAGTAGTCTTGACCGGCTGCCACCCTTCTAGCCACTCCAGCGTGGGCACACGGCGAAGAATAGGGGCGCGGATGAAGGACGTCGGATAGGTGACAAAATCATCAACAAACTGCTCGAACGCATCGTTCCAGCCACCTTCCGATAGCTGATCGGCTATGACCACCTCATGACGTTCAGCGGCTTCCTCGGCCTTCTCTTGCGCCATTTGCCGGACTTGCTCGCGTGCCTGCTCAACCAGGGCAGCCATATCCACCTGCTGGCCTTGCTGCTGTGCCTGCATCGCCTGCTGCTGGAGCTGCTGCAGCACTGGCATGATGTACTCGTCAGGGACGTCGGCAACAGGCGTAGGACGTAACCCCCAAGGGCGCTCATTGGCGGGCATCATGATATCGCGGATCCATGAGCCCGCGGCACGGCACTTCGTGGCCGTCAGCATCATGTAAATCTCGGCACCACCTTCCTTGCGAATCGCCGATAGCTTATCAGGGGAATACTCACCCTTTCGGCGACGCAGGCAATCCAGCAGCCGGTATTCGACTTCCTGCTTGGCGGTTTTGGCTGATTCCCACGAACGGCGAATATGAGCGCCCAGCGACGATTCCACTAGCTGGCGGCGACGCTCTTCCTCTGCGGCCATTTGCTGGGCTTCCGCTGCCTGCTCAACGTGCATTTCTGAGGCAGTCTTGTATTGCAGCAGTCCCAGATTAGCCATTAGCGGCACCTTGCGTCAGTGCGCGATAGATGGCGGCGTCAGCTGCACGCTTATGGGTGCGCATACGCTGAATGTTGCGGCGCATTGGGCCAAGCTGGGTGAACAAGTCGGTTACGTACCCTTTAGGATCCTGCAAGAACTCCAGCAGCTTGATCGTGAAGGTAACACCCATGCCGCCTTCCACATCAAACTGCAGTCGCATGCCTGGCTCAGGCGCCGATACCTTCTCCTCGATGATGATCATGTCGATCTGCACGTTGCCAACGTCAGGGCGAATCTTCTTAGACGGAATGGGTATCTGGTGTTTCATCAGCTCTTGCGCAATACCCATCGCCGAATCGCGGGCGAGCTTTTCAATATCGCGGCTCTGCAAACCGGCTAGGCGCAGCGCTGCCGTATTAGCCCGCTGCTGTTGTGAGCTGTCAGGTGCGGAATAAATCATAGCGCCTCCCGGCGTGATTAAGTGTGAGCAGCCCAATTGCCACGCCTGCCGGTGCTGGCTGGCGTGCCGGGCAGTTGAGCCCTTGCAAAAAGTGATGATCGGGCGAGAGTTTCTAGCGCCTTAGCGCCGTGGGATGCCCAATCATGGCGAGGTGTCGGCTTATAAACGCCGCGTTTGTCATCCCACTCTTTGCGGTAGTTATCGAGGCAAAGCACACCTTGGTGGCAATCCTCTTCATTGATCCAGCACATCGGCAAGAATTGGCGTGTGGCCTGTACGCCCTCAGCATGGTTGCTAATGCGCGGTACCGTTTCAAAGTTAATACCGAAGCCTTTCGCCACATCGGAACGACTTTTACCGGTGCCAAGCTCACGAACAGCAAGATCGTGTGGCCCGAAGTGCCCGCCGTAGCGGTAACCCTTCTTATTGAGCAGGTCAGCGTAGTACTCGATGCCTTCGCCCTCGCCTTCGAGGTAGTCCACCAGGTGCACTTCACGCCCGACGACTTGAGCAAACCAAATCGCCATGGTGTCGTTCATACCCAAGTCCCAAGCGGTATAGACCGGCAGGCTAGGATTAACCTGCACCTGGCTAGTGAGGCGCTTGTGCTTACGCAGGAACTGCATCTGCGTGGCGAAGTAAGCACCCTCGACCGACTGGCTAAACGCTTCTTCTGGCGTGCTGGGGTACTCGCGCTGCATATCGTCTTGCAGCTTTTCGGCTTTTTTGGCGTACCACGCCTGCTGGCCTGCAGTCGTTTTAATGCTGTGCTTGTGTTCAAGCTGCTCGAAATACTCCCGCAACCGTTGCGGTACCACGACGCCCTTTGGCGACATGGTGTAAGTCGGCTCTTGCCACCATGGGAAGAAATGGAACTGGAAGTCCATCTCCGTCAGCGGGCGCCCCATCTCCTTGAGCTGCTGCGCTGTCTGACTGTAGTCGAAGAAGTAGCCTTCACGCCCCTCTGCGGTACTTTCGAGCGTTATCTGATTGCCGATACCCACCGCTTCAAAGGCGCCGGTAACGATCTCTTTAGCTTTATGCGGAAACTGCCGACAGATCTTGCCGAATTCAGATACATGCAGACGCTGGAGCGTGCCGCCACGGTAAGAAGTGGAGACCTTGATGCTTGAACCGTTATCAAAAACGTAGGCACCGCTACCGCTCTTGTCGCTGATCGCCTTGGGTATCTTAGTGCCCAGCATTTTCAGAAGCGCATGCCAGGCGTCGTCGATGTTCTCGTAAGCGAAGGTGATCTTGTTCCTGAAGATATCCTGCGCATCTTCCAGCTTGTGGCAGATACAGCCCGCGGCGAAGTTGTCCTTGAACAGACAATCATCCAACGCGTCGATCATTTCAAAAGTGGTGAAGCCCAACTGGCGCGCCTTCAGGATGAGATCAAGGCAGTGACCATTCAGGTAGCGCTCTCGCTGCGCCTTGTTTGGCTTGAAGCGAACCTTCTTACCGGACTTATCCTTGATCTTGTAGAGCGAGTTGAGACGGAACCATTTGAGGTTAAGCGCTGCTTTAAGATCGGCTTTATCGGTTAACCTGCCCTTCGCGTGTGCTCTCAGATAGGCGTCTGCGCGCTTGACCTGACGTGCCCGCTCACTCGGCGCCAGGATCATCAGGAGCCACCTCATTCATCAGTTCTTCAAACGTCTTCACGCCTTCGTCTTTATCGTTGGCATCAAGGCCATAGTTCTGGCGTTCTAGCTTGATAACGCGGTCGAGGGCTTGGGTACCGTGCCCCATGCACTTGCCGACGTACTCCAGGGGAATATCAATCTCCGTGATGACATCAAGCATTTGCACCTTGATCTTGCCTTCTGCCAGCTGACTGTCCAGCAGCTCGGCATAACGCTCAGCAATCCCTCGCCAGCGCTCCAGATTCTTACGGTGACCCTTAACGACGGCAGCGTTCTCATTCGCCGCATACTCAACGATCTGCTCGTCGTCGTTATCGAACGCCGCCTGGGCTTCCGGTGACAGCGACGCCTTGGTGATTTTCTGCTGCGTGCGCTCGCGTACCCGCTCAGTTAGATCCTTTTCCCAATTTCCCTTCTTTGCGCGGCGCGAGATACTGGAGCGGTGAACGCCGTGGCGCTTTTCGAGCTGAGTCATCGAGAAACGACCAGTGCGGAATTCGCGCTCGATCAGCTCCCAGTCGTTTCGTTGAGCCATAAAAAAACGCCACCCTTAACAGGCAGCGTCTCCATAGAATAGGGGCCGGGCGTCTCACGACGTGCCGGCGGTTATTGGCGGTGCCTCACGGCATGGCCAAAGGCGACGCTTCGCAGCGTAGCCGTGTCGCTTCACAGCGAGAATCAGCATTGGTTGAGCGCCCTGATGTGAGCGCTAGATCACCCCGCTGCAATAACAGTTAGGTAGGGCGCTCACCGATGCCGGTGCATTGATTGGTGCTCGATATCTCCCGCCCATCTGCGTAAGTGGCTTTGCAGACCATTCCCGCAGAGTTGCTGCGCTCAAACATAGCGCCTGCAATATCATCCGCTTGGCGCTGCGTGAGGTCTGACGCTACCACCTCGTTGCTGCCAGTGGTGCGCTCGACGTTCTCGCTATAGCGGGTCACTTCATAGCGTTCAATTTTACGTACTCGATACTCAATCATGCTTTACTCCTCGACGGCCTCAACCGCCTATTTGGGTTTACTCTTCATCTTGAATGCGTTCGTGCATCCAGTGCGCGGACTGGTGCAGCGTGGCCGCGACCATACCCCAGCACAGGCCAGCCTCTTCTGCTTCGCTGATAGCCTTCATGATGTCGTCTTCCAGCTTTATGCACGCTGCCTCGCCCGAAGGCGTGAGGGTTTTCATCCTACGGAAGTGCGTTACCGATCCCATTATCGCCTCCAGTGCCAATAACCAGATGAGAGGAACACAATCACGATCCAGCGCAGCCTGAGCCACGCTGATAGGCGCCTACTTGGTGTCAGCTTCACGATAGAGGTTCGGCTGGGTGCGATTACGCTCACTCTGGACTTCGCGCCAAGCGTTAATGCCTTTGTCCGCTGTGCGCGCCCCAACGTAACCGCCAACGCCGAGCGTCATTAAATTCCATAAGGGCTCAGGGAGGTCGAGCATTAAACCCACGCCAAACATTGCGCCTAAATAAGGTGCCAGTAGATAGTTGTTCGCAATGATGGCAACGATCACGATCATCAGCAGCGGGCGCCAATTACGCTGTAACCAGCTCTCGCCTTGCGCTTCTGCCAAAATAATCTGCATCTGCGCCTTAACGATACTGTTCTCGGAATCGATAAGCTGAGACTGGATGTCGCTCTTTAGTCGGTTGGCTTCGTCTTTATCAGTCACTGCTTTATCGATCACGCCAAACAGAGGGCCAGTAATAGCGCTCAAAGCCTTAGTTACTAAGCTCATGGTTTACCACCTCGCACACGATCAGCGAACGCCATTATCATCACGTCAATGCTGCGCGGGCCTGCCCAGCCACATACAACTGCGACGCTCGTCGAAGGCCAGCCATCCAGCCCAAACCAGATGTTTAAGCCTGCTGCGATAACGCACATAACGATGAGCGCAGGCACATCGAGCAACAAACGCTTCGTAAAAAATTTATCCCGCTCGCCGCTTTTAATCTCGGCGGCAATCTTAGCGATAAAGCCCATAAACACTGCTCCCGCTAGCGTAACCGCCAGCAGCGCTTCTTGTAGCCAGCCTGTGTTTCGCCATGGCATTGCACTCCTCCCCTTACCAGCGTGCCGGACCATGAGAGCGCGTATCGACGTGAGTAAACGTCTGATAGCGCCCAAGGCTGGCAGTGGGAAAGTTTTCGGCGAGCCAGTCGTACACGTCGTCAGTCTCTACGCCTTGAACGCGAATATCAGCGGCACGGCCAAGCGTGTGCAGGCTGTTAGGCGCTCCGCCTACCTTGGCGTTGTAATCATGGCAGCGGCAGCCGCTGTTGATGATCACAGCTTTGCCGAAATGAGTGCGCACCGCTTCGAGCACGTCGAGCGTATCCACATCTACGGTGTCAAAACCGCAACCGCAGTTACACGCAAACTCGGTGCGATGAAAGTGGGCACTAATCTTGTTGGGCATATTAAGCTCCAGCGCCTCACGGCGGGGGAAATTGGTAGCGGGCGATGGATTCGAACCACCTGTTGTCTAGGTTATGAGCCTAGCGAGACGCCATTTCTCAATACCCGCTATAAACAGAAAAGCCCCACCAGATACTGGCAGGGCCTCAAATGTAAACGCCCCGGCGCAATGCCAGGGCGTAGAATTAGATAGTGGGGATAGATTAGCTAATTCAGGCACAGTGCGCAAGAGACCTAGGCATTAATGCTTAACCTTATAGGCATCCTGAATTGATTGGGTCAAAGCGCTAAATGAATTTTGAAAGAGATTTTTCTCTTCCTTAGATTTTTTAAGCTTTTCCCGTTTTGAATATGCATTCATCCAAACCTCTGACTCTTTGCGATCAGCTGACATTGCACTATAAGTCGATTCTATATTTCGTGTGTGCTCCAGCTTCATACAGTTTAATAGCTCTAAAAGCCGTGCCATCTCACCTGCAGCATCCTCTCCAATCGCTTGAGCCAAGGATTCACAAACTTTAGCCTCGTGAAGTAAATCATCCAAAGGTAGGCCCAAGGACATAGCCAGATGCGTGACTGATGTTGTACTGAACTCAAGCTGTTGGTCGATATTGTCGATATCTCTGTAGTGCAGCTTAAGAATATCGCTCAGCTTCACAGCCCTTTGAGCATACATAAACCGCAAGTCCTGTTTGCGTTGTTTTGTACTATCGTTAATAGCCTTACCTGCAAACCAAGCCGCTACGGCAGCTGCAATTGTTGCAATAACCGTAAGGGGGAGCGAGAAAATAGCTACTACATCTGAGGCTGAGGAGACATCCATCACATTATCCTTCACTAAGTTGAGGCTAAGCAGCCCTAGACAATAACTCTGCCACAGGATGAAGCGCTTGGCACTCCCAGCGATCCAGCGTATCCAGCAACTTCTCCCACACTCCCTTCCAACACGTGCGCCCATTAGCTGCCCAGCGACGAACGTCCACCTCCTCCCCATGCTCTTCCTCGATCCATGCGGCAATGCGCCGAGGATTGTGCAGACCTGGCCGGTTATACGGGTAAGTCGCTTCTGCGTGGTGGTGAATCGCTGCCGACACTATCCACCGCAGTTGATTAACGGCTTCCGCTGGCGGGTATTCGCTTTGACCCTGCCCTGGTAAGCGCATTTGCATGCCAACGTGCATCAACGCTGTGTGCAGCCACTCCCGATCTTCTGTTAACTCATCACGTGTAAATGGGCCAAAGCAGTAACGGGCAAGCGCCTGCAGGTGCTGAGGCTGACGCTCGACCGCGCTGATTACCTGCCCCGCTTCAAGCCCGCTGACGATTTTCCAGTCATTGTCGGGAAGATGCCCTTCGTTGCTCGACTTCGATACATCTTCTAACGCTGTGCGCACTTCTGATAGGCGGCGCTCACTGCTGGCCAACGCACGCTTGAGCTCTTCGAGGTTTTCATCAAAGGGGCCTGCATTACTGAGCGCCTTGGTGTTGCGCTTATGCTCTGCTGTCAGGCTGCGCAGTTTGGCACCATTGTTGCCCACGTGTTCACGTATCCGCTTGAGGTTATCAAACAGGTCGGCGATGGGACTGTTACCGCGCCGCGTGTGATACGCCTCGAAGATCATTTGTCTAGCTGATATGTATCGCATCACCGCTCCCCGTTGCGCTTTTGTTGCGTTTTCGTTGCGTTATTGCCCATCTGTTGCGTTTTGTTGCCCTGTTTGTTGCGCTTAAGCTCGCTAACCACTTCATCCCAAACGCTTTTCACTCTTTCAGGTGTTGCGTGCGGGAATGCTTTTACCCACTGGGCATGCACTGCTTTACGATGCTCTTGTGGTGCGCTGAGCATCTGCCTCGCTACGTACTTCACCTGGCACTCTTTGGCCCATTCGTGCCATTCGTCTGAATAGCCGTTCTCCCCTCCTAGCTTGCGGCCATCGGGCCATGCTGTGGGCCTATTCATGTAAAGCGCTCTTCGGATAAAGCCCAATAATGCGCCCACGCTTGTCGTACTCTTCGCGCATACCGTTGCGTAACGTGACGGCCGCTTCCCCCTCCCTCTCACCTGACTCAATGAGCCGAACTGAATCATGGCGCCCCATATCAGGCCGCAAGCGCGGAAACTCCTGAATCAGCTCTTCGATAGTCATCCAGCGGCACGGCGCGAAGAAATGATGGATGTCGGCACTCACGCGCTATCACCTCGCTCACCTATGTAGCCGTTATTAACCGGCACCTCATTGCCGCACTCTGTGCATACCAGAGCAGCGATAAATGGCCGCTCGCTCATAATGGCCAGCGGGGTGTAGGTTTCGCCGCAGCCGCATGTGGGGAATGCGGTTTCACCTGCTCGCGGCTTACCGCCAATGTCGATAACGTCACCCATTCCCTATCTCCTCAATCGTCCACCCACCGCCATGCTTCTTGGCCCGCGGGAACGCCACCTTGAAGACAAACGGGTAAAGCTCAGCCGCTACCTTCATCTTGACCTTGGCATCCTCAGTGAATACGCCCGGGCCACCTTTGGTGTCGTGTAGCTCCATCACGCCATCGCGATCCATGACGGCGAAGTCCACGGTCAGGAATGTCTTGTCAGCCAGGCGCAGCTTGATACCGTCGAAGCGGTACCACTGGATATCGCCTGCACGCTTTAGCAACTCCAAATACTGGGCATAGGCAGCCTCAGTCTTGTTCATCTGTCCGGCTTTGAGACGACCGAGAGCAGCCAGGCGTTTGTTGTTGTGCATCATGGTTGGTCGCCCTCGCCCTGGTGGTGGCTGTACTCCAATGGCTCACCCTGGTCGTCATAGCCGTCAGTGAGATAGAGACCCAGCCCGATCAGGAAGGCGGCGCCCACTATGGCGGCGGCGGGCAGCATCCAGATGCTCATCACTTCACCGCCTTAACCAGGCCGCGCCTGGCCAGTTGATCCAATGTCAGCACGATGGCCTCATTCATGCGCGCTCGGCGCTCGTCGCGGCTTAGATGCTGGCCGTTATCTATCTCGTGGTGGCACTTGGGGCAAAGCGCAGCGGTTAACGCATCACTAGACTTCTGCCCTCGGCCACGGTGCTGGTTGCTGTGCGCTGCTTGGATACCCCAGGCACCACACAGCACACAGCTTTCAATCTCGTGCACATTGCTTAGCCATTGGCCGCTGCGGTGTGGCTTGGTGGGTAGATAGCATTCGTTGGGAAGCATTACGCCACCTCGCGGTATTCGTTGGGGTTGAAGCCTTTCAGGTTTGGATCCGTCAGCCGGAAACCGAGTCCGGTGAAGTGACGCCAGCATTCATCTAGAAACTCAGCTTTCTGCTTAGTCGTCATGCCTCGCGTCACCGCGAAGTCGAAAGGCAGCTGCATAAGCTGCAGTTTTTCTTCATAGGGCAGAGGAGCTACTACTCGCTCATAAGCAGCCTGATACTCTTCGCTATCACGGCAGAGAATCGGCACGCCAAAGTGGAGCTTGGTGTAGCCTCGGTACTCCTCTGCTGTCATGTCGCCCTGCGCTGCGGCTTCCTTGCACCACTTGCCGTGCAGCTTGTCCTGTTCGTGGGTTTTCTTTGGCTTGTACTCACGGACAATAATTTCGATGACCTTCCACTGCTGAAAGGCCGTTATGATTACGCCTGGCAGGCGAGTTAATGCGGCCATCCCGTCGCTGGTGTTAGAGGCACGCGAGACGAACGGCTTAGCGGCTGGCTTGGTCATATCAGCGGCTCCCCGGTGTACTCGCTCCATGCCCGACGGGCGCGGAAGCATGCGCCTACAAATCCTTTAGCGCTGACGGTCTGCTCGTCTGCGAAAAATCCTTGAGCCGCGCTCTCAAATTCTTTCGCTAGCGTTCTCAGCTCGTGATCGGCGGCCAGGGCGTCAGCTTCCGCGCGTTCAGCCATTTTGCTGCCTAGTGTGGTTTGATAAGTGACTGGCTTACCCATGCTCCACCTCCCGTGTAGGCATTAACCAAGCCGTGAAGCGATCCATAAGACGTGGCACTGCGATTCCTGCCAGGTCTTTGGCTGTATAGATACGTTCGCCATTCCCGGTAATGCACACCACACTGCCGTTGGTTAGCTCGTCTTTGATCTCAATGCCCTGGCTAAGCAGGCAGTTGCGCTGAAAGGTTGATAGCGTCATGCCACTGCCCTCCGCTGTTGCCAGTAGCGCAGCGTCACGCCACGCGCCATGGCCATCATCTGGTTATCGAGCAGCTTGACCCTATGCAGGCGAGGAGCTGGGCGAACCTCGCGAATCATGAAGCCGTGTGACTGCACGTTGCCAAAGCGGTAGGGTTCGATCTCCATTAATCCAGCGTATTCAGGCAGCTCTTCGCGCTTGATAAGCCCGGGCGCGGTCACCATCCAGAAATAGCTGGGCGGTACCAAGCCACAGCAATTTGAGCCCGCTGCCGCCATGCGCGCCGTCTCTGCCGCCTGCTGCTTGGCGTTGGACAAGGTTTTCGCACGCCACCACTTTGCGGTTTGCTCTTCGCCGCGAATCTGGCGCAGCTCGGCAAGCCAATCTGCACGGCTTACCTTGATCTCAAACGCGTGGCCAAGCCGTGCCTTAGTGACTGAGGCAATATCCGCTTCCGGCCCCCATACGGAACCGCAATTCGGTACCGTTATTTCATGTTTTGCCGCCGCGCAGTATGCGTAGACAACGTCTTGCACAATGGCTTCGGTAAGTACTGGTTGGTCGGTCATGCCGCACCTCTCTCAGTCCGGTAGCTGCCCCAATCCAGCTTGAGCGTGGCACCACCACCTTCCTGCATGCGGTCGATAATTCGCTTGCCGAGGTAATCTTCTAGCTGGTCGGTTTCCAGGTTGCTTATCAGGATCGTCGGCAGCATCTGCTTGTAGCGCTCGTTAATGATCTTGAAGAGCATCAGCCGCTCCCACTCGGTACCCAGTTGCGCACCGACTTCATCCAGAATCAGCAGGTCTAGCCCGCCAACGAAGGCACGAATAGCCTCACGCTCGCTTGCGCCCTTCTCTTTGCTGAATGCGCGCTCCTTGATCAGGTCAATCAGCTCGTAAACATCAATCCCCATCACTACACGACCACTGGCCAGCAAGGCATTCCCGATGGCATACGCCAGGTGACTTTTGCCGGTGCCCACGCTACCGGTGAAGATCAGCCCGCCACCTTGAGCAAGACGCTCGTCAAACTTGGTGACGTAAGCGCGGCACACGCTCTGCACGTAGGCTTGCTCCCGGCTGTGTGCTTCAAAGCCAGTCAGCGATTTATCAACAAAGCGTTTCGGGATCAGGGATTCTTCACGCAACTTCTCAAGTCGGCGGCGGCTGCTGGTTTCGCTGGCCTGGCTGACTTCTGATTGACTGACGCCCCGCGCATCTTCCATCACACACTGGGGGCATCCAGCCCACTGACCGTTGGGCATTTTTGTGTTGGCAAAAGGGCCATGAACCCGGCAGTCTTCTGATTTAGTTTCAGCAGTGCCCGCTAACATGCTGGCTAGCTGCCCGCGTACTTTTGGAGTGGTTGTCAGTGATTGCGCCATGGTTAATCCCTCGCCCATTCCGGCATTTCAAGATCGTTTTTACCGTAGGAGCCCACCGGCATCGGCTGTGCAAAGCCCTTGCGGCCATCGCTACGCTGAGGCTGGGCACCACGACCTCCTTGGCGATTGATCAGCCACTGAGCTTTAACGCCTTGCCAGCCCGCTAAAATTGCCTCGTCAATCGCTTGGTCTGGCGTCATGCCCGGGATTGCCACGCTGGCTTTGATGGCCTCGCCTAGCGCAAGCATGAGCGCTCTCTGGGTAAGCGGTTTTTTAAGCGCCTTGCGGTGGTCGATGAACGCTTTCGCAGCGTCGGTAGAAACGCCTTCAGGTAGGTTTGTCAGGTCAAGCGCGGTTGGCTTGGATTTGGGCGCAGCCTTTCCCTTGCTGGCAGGGGTCGGATTCTTATCGCTGGGAGTTGTTTTTTGGGAATCCTGTGCACACTCCCCCTCGAACGTAGTGAGAGGGGGTATGTCTTTCCTGTCTTTATAGGTCGGCTCATTTTGAGCTGTTTTAACCGGCTCATTTTGAGCCGACTCGGCTCTTTTTGTCGGAGCCTTCCGTTTTGAGCCGTTTGAGGGTTCCCAGCTTGGAACATCCTTATTCAAGGTGATCGGTGAGCGGCTGCCACCTTTGCGGAAAATAACGTTGCGACGAACTAACTCACTTATCACTTTTGAAACACGGGATTCGTGCATCTTGGTTAGTTTGGCAACGTCCTCTGCGAAAATGCGGTCACTCTTTTTATTCCATCCATACGTCAAGCGGACGACCGCTAGCACTACGCGACGCTCGCGATCCGTAACTGGCGCTCCAATAATTTCGTCAAATAGCTCGTTAGCTATACGCGTGTATCCGTCCTCCACTTGAGGCCCCTTGCTCGGCGGTGCCGGTGCCTGGGCGTCATCGCGACGCGCTCTAAATTGGTTTAAGTCGGCTACTTGTGCCATAATTACCTCTGCAAATTGTGTTTAAAGCCCGGCGCGCTCCCCAGCGATATGCCGGGCTTTGTCGTTTCTGGCCTAGCCCTTTCAGGGCCTAATATTGGAAAAGCCGGGCTTACGCCCGACCTCCCTCTATCACAGTCAACGATGGCGACGTATGGCGCAGCGCATAGAGCTGGTCATGCACCATGCTCAAGTTTGCTTCCAGCACAACGTCCTCTACCGTCATGTGCCGCTTTACGGCTTCCATCTGTGCCGCCCTCAATCCCTCAGGCGACATACTGGCCACGGCTAGCGCGACTACCTGACGATCTATCACGTGATACTCCTCGGCCCTTTCAGGCCATTGCTTGCTGTGCCACCTTATCCAGAAGGTGACGCTCAGCATTGCGGGCCATTAAGTCGGCCAATACCTGGCGGGCACTGTCATCAAGCGCGCGTCCGTTCGCCAAGTCGTCTAACAGCTGGGCTTGTTTCATTCGTCGCGCCTCCAGCGCCTCTAGAGAAAGCTCATGAAGCAATGGAGCGATTCGCCCGCCGGTCGTCATGGCGGCAGCGCTCTCAATGTCAGCAAGCTCGGCGTCAGTGAAGCGAACCTTCACAACATTGGTTAAGTGTTCGCCCTCTTGTTTGCGGCGACGGTCATCTGCGAGGTATAGGGACATGTGTATTCCTTTGTACCGTTGTGATAACGCGGCCTTCACAGGCAGGCGGTTTGGTTTAGGCAGCAATCGGATCAGCTTTCAACGCACCATCTGTGATGCGCTCAAGCTGGTACTGCCGCAGCAGCGGGATCTCTTCACCCCACATCGTTACGGCGGAGGGGGAAATTTTGAGCGCTTTTGCCAGCTCAATTTTTTTTCCGCCGAAATGCTTAATCGCGTCTTCGGTTTTCATCGGAGTGTCCTCTATTGATGAAAATATTTAAGCATGCTGAAAGCAATCCCGCAAGCATACTGAAAAACGTTTCAGTTAAGCTTGCTGAAATGAGCATCCAAGAAAGAATTCGTCAGGCCATCAAAGAGAGTGGCCAAACCAAAAGCGCGATAGCTAAGGCGTGCGGCGTTCAGCCGTCTGCCGTAACCCAGTGGCTAAACGGCGATACCAAAGCCCCTACTGCTGAGCGCTTGCTGAAGCTGGCTCGCGCAACGCGTGTCTCCTACACATGGCTGGTCGACGGAAAAGGCGATATGCACGAAGGGCCGGAGGAGCCACGTGCTGGGTATTCAGCTCGCACCAATGAACTTGAGCTCCACGACACAGAAGTGGTTGAGGGCGACGAGCCGCTAACGGCTGACGAAGTCGAACTACCTTGCTTCTATGAAGTAGAGTTTGCTGCCGGTGATGGACGCACCCAAGTAGTCGAAAACCATGGTCATAAAATGCGGTTCTCATTATCCAAGCTGGCGAAGCGTGGCGTCTCGCCAGAAAATGCCGCCTGCGCCACCGCCACCGGCACTTCCATGATGCCCACCATTGCCGATGGCTCTCCCATTGCCATTGATAAAGGCACGCGGCACATCATCGACAGTAAAATTTACGCACTCGATCACGGCGGCATGCTCCGCATTAAACGGCTCTACAAGATGCCGTTGGGTCGCGTGCGATTAGTCAGTGATAACAGCGACGAGTACCCCGAGGAGGTTCACAGCCTCATGGGGCCAGACGCACCAAAAGTCATTGGCCGGGTCTTCTGGTGGGAGGTATTTGACTAATGAGCCAGATCGCTCGTACCGGCTTAATCGTCCTGATATTAGCCTGTGGCTTTGCGCTAGGCGTGACGTGGAGCAACCGAACCAGCTTCATCTCCGCGAATGACGCCTGGTCAAGCTACGAAAACTGCGTATTGTACTTTGCAGAAAATGCAGCAACATCCAAAGGTGCTGAAATTAGCCTAAGATTCTGTCGCGCAGCCACTCAATAACACTTTCCTCCCCTAGATAAAGAATGCCGCCCAAACGAGGCGGCTTTTTTGCGCCTTAAATTTCACCATGCTTAAATAATTTCAGCAGAAACCTTGACGGATCATTTCAGCATGCTTAAATTGTATCACACGAACACAGCGCAACGTGTTCAGGCCCTACAGGTCACCGCTCTTTAACAATTTGCTCCCATCAAACGCTCCAACGGTTAGAACCGCCACGGCCAGAGATGGGTATCCAACGCCAGCCTAGTGGAGAGATAACGCTGGCCAGTTAGACGCTCGCCCTTGCGTATAGGGATACAAGGCGACACCGGCCCGCCGATCATGACAAAGCCGGATTCAAACAGCGGAGGTAGTCATGTAGCTCATTAACGGCCAATGGCCGCCCACCGCTTCGCCATCTGTGCCCACACCCAACCTGGGCGTAAGTCGGACTGTACGGATGGCGTCGTAATAGCCCTGCGAAGTGTTGCAACGCGATTACGCGATATGGAGGGAAGTCTGCAGCCCGACTGCGAAGAAACCACTGGATCGACTGCCATCGCAAGCGGTTGAGAAAGCGAGGGAACTGCGAGAGTGCCACTTAATGCCAGCCGCCTGGGCTGAGAATACAGGCGGCATCGGAATACTGCTTGCCCGCTACCAGGGAGGCGGCGGGAAGGCCCAGGCAGTATTTCGATGCAGTGAATGCATCCGACAAAGACCCACCCGTGCCATCAGGGCGTTATCTGGTGGCCATCGGGATGAGGTAGCCAAGAAATGCATGGCAGCGACTGCAGGCGTTGCCAATAAGCAGACCTTAAAGGCCGGGTTAATAACCCTATCGCTGGTTTGGTTGCCAGCCCTCATCCCGATGCTATTCGGCATCACTGGTCATTGCCCGCTTCGGCGGGCTTTTTTTAGCCGGAATGTTGCCGCTTCGGCTGCATTCCCGCGCCGCTTCCCTTCTTTCAACGTTGGCACTGCGAGAGTTACAGAGGCGGCGCGCATTTTTCAGGAGGCCATATGGCTAAACCACCACACACCAAGCATATCCGCATCGCCAGCCGCCCCACTGCCAGGCGTCGTGACGTAGACGACAAAGACGCTGAGCGCTTTCGTTTAAGGCTGACGAATGACCAACGCCGCGCTGATCTTGCGCTTCAACGGCAGCTTAAGGAGGTATGGGAGCTATGAATATTACTCAAAAACAAACCCTCGCTATGGCGCTTCCCATAGTGCTAATAGCCGCCATGGCGTGGGCAGGCAATGCCGATCATGCAGAAGCCGAGCGTGAGCATCTTCGCTACTGCGAGCGGGTCGTGCAGTTTGAAGCGCAGGCGGCGCGAGGCATTCCGATTGAGCAACGGCAAGGCCACCGCGACCATAAAGGTATCGCGGCTGAGCACTGCCCTGGCATGAGGCCAGCGCCATGACTGCCCTCACCCAGTTACACCAGTTAGCAGACCAATGCCGCGAATGCGGTTTTTTTGTGTCTGTCAGTACTGCTTACCACCCGGGCGGCAATCTTTACGTGTCGGTCATGATCTTCTCCAGCGGCGTTCAGATAGAGCACTTCTACGGCAACACGCCGCAAGAAGTGGCTGAGCTGCTTGCAGCTTTCAACGCCGCCAATACTCAGGAGGCAGCATGAAACGAGCTACAAAAATTCAGCTGCGCGCCGAATCAATCACCGAGGCCATCCACGACGGCGATCCCGAAGGTGTAGCAAAGTTTGCCACCTATCTGGACGAGGTCGGCGACCTGGCCAGCGCAATGGAAGAGCTCACGGCGACTACCACTGTGGCCGACATGGTCGATGCCTACATCCAATCATTGTCTGGTCAACGCGTGCTTTACGAATGGGCAAAAGATATTGCCGAAGCAGAGCAGCTACGCGTTGAGGAAGACGAAGCCGAAAGGAGAGCCGCATGAGCAAGCGCGAAGAGCAGCTAAATCGGCTGGCCAACGTTAACGAGTTCATCACGATCATTGCGAGCATGGGTAGGCGGTTTTTCAACTACACGCCAGAAAGTGGATTAGATCGCTGCGCCTGGATGTACCTAGACAATCATGGCCACGTTTACTTCGTCGACGCTTATAGCGAAAAGCGTATCTACACCCACTACTCAGGTCGATGGAAAGGCTTCACAAGCGGCGGGACGCTAAAGTGCTTGGTTGAGCTTTTCCGTGATCACATCAAGCGCGATGCCAAGCTAAATCGCCGCTACTTCGATATTGACTCGCCTTTTCCTTGTCCTTGGGGCTACCCGCCTGAGTGCTATCCAAAGTTGTGCAGGGCAGCCTACCGACTGGGAATTATAGAGCCATTAACCTAAAAAGCCCCTTCCGTGCGCGAACACGTTAGGGGCCATAGATCAACGTCGAGAAGATCTCCTCGGAGTATAAACCATGACACCAACCAACGAGAAGCCGCGCCTACGCGTGCCTTCCGGTCGCTATCGCGTGGTCGATAGCGCCGACCACCTTGAGCTCTGGCATCAAGTCGAAAAGACGCCAACAACTGCAGTTAGAGAAGCCAACGTCGATGGCCAGCAAATCACCACGCTGGACGCGATGTATGTCATTGAGCAAGCAACCAAGCTATTTGGCCCCATGGGCATCGGCTGGGGCTATCGCATTGAAGACGAACGCTACGACGTTGGCGCCCCTATTTTGGGCACCAAAAACGAGCTGATCGCCCACGAGCAGACCCACACCATACGCCTAGTGCTTTGGTATCGCTGGCATGGTGAGCGCGGCGAAGTTACGCAGTTTGGTCACACTCGCGCCGTTTATCGCACCAGTGCCGGTAAGTGGAAAACAGACGGCGAGGCGCCTAAGAAGTCAGTCACTGACGCTATCAAGAAGTGCCTGTCGCTCCTCGGCTTCGCCGCTGACGTTTATTACGGACGCTTTGATAACAAGGACTATACCCAGGCCCAACAAGCCGCCACGCGTATCGCTGTCGCCGAGGATAAAGACGCCGAGATCGAGAGCTACCGGAATGATTACTGGGACTGGATCAAGCGCGAGTGTGACACCCTACGTAACAAAATCCCTCATCCGAAGAGCATCGAGATGGCTGCCAGCGGCATCCTCAGCCGATTGCCGGATAAAGCCAGCATTGCTCGGGTGGAACCCGACAAAGGGCGCGACATGATCATCAAAGCGCGCGACGAGGGAATTGCCCGCGTTATCGCCGAGAAAGAAAAAGCCAAGCAGTCAAAAGAGGAACCGACCCATGACTAACGCAGCCCCCAACACCGATTACAAAAGCGAACTGATTAAGCTGGATGCCGTTGAGCAGGCCCTAGCAGGGCTGCGTGAGCAGTACGGCACCGTGCCCAATGTGCAGACGAAAGAGGGTTACGCTCTCTGCAAAAAAGGCATCAAGGAGTTAACCACCTACCGGACTAGCACTGAGAAGTTGCGCAAGGAAATCACAAAACCGCACCGCGACTTTATCGAACGCGTGAACGCCTACGGCAAAGACTTGGTGGAGAAGCTGCAGGTTATTGAGCAGCCGCTGAAAGATGCCAAGCTGCATGAAGACGAGCGTGCCGAGCGCATAAAGCAGGAGCGGATCGCCAAGCTACGCGAAAGCATCAACATCAATATCTGGAGCTTTCTGGATACCATTGCTGGCCTTGACTCAACCGGCCTCGCCGAGCTTCACGACGCCGCGCTCGCCATCGATCTAGATGGCTACTTCGACGTTACCGACGAAGCGGAAGAAGCCAAAGCGGATGTGTTGAAACGCATCAGCGAGCAGCATGGCCAAGTGTTAGAGCGTGAACGCTTAGCAGCTGAACAAGCGGAAGTAGACGCCGAGCGCCGCCGACTGCGTGAAGAGAATGAAAAGCGCGAAGCCGAACAGCGTGAGCTTGAAGAGCTGCGACGCTTTAAAGCCGAGCAGGATGCTAAGCGCGAAGCCGAAGAGGCTGAAAAGCGCAAACCAGAGCCTGAACCCGAGCCGGAACCCATGCCCGCCGCTGCTGAGAGCAGCGAGCCCGAGTATACAGGCGTGGATCAGGCTAGCGAGCCAGACAAGACGGTTGTAGCCGAGCATCGCGCTCCCATCGATACCAGCCGCATCGAAGCTGCCGCTAATTCTTTCCAACGTGGTAGCCAGGTGAAAGCCCCCGAGCAGGTCACGATCTCCCGTAAAGAGTACGACCGCCTGCTTGAGGCCGAGGCCATGCTGCTGGCCTTGCAAGCCGCTGGCGTTGACAGCTGGTCTGGCTACGGCGATGCGATGGAACAACTCGCCGCTTAATCCCTTCAACAAACCATCCAGGGCCGAAAGGCCCTTTTCTTTGGAGCCCCATATGAACCCTGTTCTCTTTTTCGACACTGAAACCACTGGCCTGCCCGACTGGAAATCGCCCAGCGAAAGCGAACACCAGCCGCACCTGGTGCAGCTCGCCGCCATCCTGGCCGATAGCGATACTCGCAAGGAAATCGCTGCGCTGGATCTGATTATTGCGCCAAACGGCTGGGAAATTCCCGCCGAAGTTTCAGAGATTCATGGCATCACGCAAGAGCATGCCCTCGCAGTAGGCGTGGATGAATCACTTGCCCTTAACCTCTTCTTCCAGCTATGGAACCAATACCCGCGGGTCGCTCATAACCGCACTTTTGACCAGCGCATTATCCGCATTGCTGCCAAGCGCTATATGGGAGAAGCCGACTCGGAAGCATGGGCCGATAAAGAAGAATTCGCCGACACCATGCTTCTGGCCAAGCCCATCATGGAGATGCTGCCGAAGGGCAGATATGGCTTTAAATCGCCAAAGCTATCGGAAGCCTATGAATTCTTCACTGGCAAGCCGCTAGAGAATGCGCACAGCGCGATGGCCGACACCCGCGCTTGCATGGAAGTCTACTGGAGCCTTCTCGACCACGAAGCTAAAGCCGCGTGAAGTCAATCACCAAGACGGTCACCACCATCTACACACCGGAGTGGATCAAAAAAGAGTTTCTGGTTTACGGGCCAGAATTCAGAAAGGCACGCGAGCGGTTGCGTAAAAAGTATAACCGCTGCTTTGCCTGTAACACGCCCTTCCAAGATGGTGACGTCGTAGCGCTTGGTGGCTTCGGAAAGCACGGCAATAAAGTGCTGTGCCAGACGTGCGCCTCTGATTTAGCTGACGGCTAGCAGGAGCTTACCCAATGCCCCTTACGAACACGCTTACTACATTCCACATCCATGTTCCCGTTCGCGTTCTGCTGCGCTATGGCGACAAGCGTCTGGGCGATATCGTCACGCACCCAGAAGGCGCCGAAGGCGCTCGAAAAGAGCTACGCGAAATGCAGGAGCAGGGAATCATCTTTCTGGTGTGCGACAGCAAGTGTAATAACCGCAAGCCAGATGGTTCTTGCGCTGGGCATGCAGAACAGGACGCCTAGCCCTTACCAGCCCGGGGCCAGCGGCCCCACACAACCCACCACCTCGATGAGGTAACTCGCAATGTCACACCCTACCGATGTAGCCAAGTTCGTTGAGGACTTGGACGGCGGCGTATTGGCTGAACGCCTGGGCACTATCCTGAGCCACGCAGCAGCATCAGCAACGGATAACCCTAAAAAGAAAGCCAAGGTGTCGATCGAGCTGACAGTCGAAAACATCGGCTCCGGCAGCAAGGTCGGCGTCAGTCATAAGCTGGCCTTCAAGATTCCGACAGCGCACGGCACCCAGTCGGAAGAACACACCACTGAAACGGTCATGTGCGTCAACACTGGCGGCGAAATGACGCTTGAGCCTAAAAACCAATTCGACATGATCGGCCACGCGCATCGTAAAGATGCCTCACAAGGAGAGAAGCACTAATGTCTTTAACTAAAGAAGCGCTGCAGCACATTGAAGCCAGCCACAAAACCGGTACCGAAGCCGCCGAAGGTCACGCGCTGATCGTTGGCGATAACTTCAAGATGGTAGATATGGAGAAGTACCAAGACCATCGACGCCGTTTCCGTGGCCAGTTCAGAACCAAGGGGCTGAAAGACTTCATCACCTACGTTTCCGGGCAGCAAGCTGACGCTCCGGTATTCATTGACCGCGACGCCATGGCGGCGTGCTCTTATCTGGATATCGGAGATAAGTCACTGCCCGGTCACTGTGACCATTCAGCTACGCTCAACCTACCCAAGACCCCCGAGTTCAGCGCCTATCTTGACGCTGACGGCAGCACTTTAGATCAGGAGGAAATGGTCGAGTTGGTAGAGGACTGGGGCCACCTGCTGGAGTTCGAAAACAGCAAAGGCGAGCCATTAGAGCGCGGCAAGGTGATTCACGCTTTCCGTAAAGTCAGCCTGGATGACTTGACCAGCATCGAGAGCGACAAGCAAGAGCATTCCAGCCGTGTGGGCGTGATGAATAGCGTCACCGTCAAGAATGCCGAGCGCTTGCCCACCGTTATTTACTGGAAGCTTACGACCTACGAGGGCCTGTCAGAGCGCACGCTGGCAATGCGCGTATCCAGCAAGACCAAAGGCGGGCCATCGTTTGGTCTACGCGCTATCGCGCTGGATGCCGCTAAAGAAGAGATTGCCGCCGAGTTCGCCAAGCTGGTAACCGACGGCCTGCCAGAAAGCGAATGCTTGTTGGGCACCTTCCAGCCTTAACAGCAGCACACAACCACAGAGGGCCTTCGGGCCCTTTTCTTTTGGAGGTAGATCATGGGCGTATATGCCACGGTCGCACGCATCGGGCGAAACGCCGAAGTGCGAAAAACAGGTAACGGTACGAGCGTCGCTGGCTTTGCAGCAGCGGTCGATGTTGGATTTGGCGAGCACAAACAAACGTTGTGGCTCGATTGCTCGCTATGGGGCAAGCGCGCTGAAGGCGGCTTGATCCAGTACTTAGTCAAAGGCCAGCAGGTGTTTGTCTCTGGCGAAATTGGCACACGTCAATTCAATAAGGGTGATGGCTCTCAGGGCTTTGCCGTCACGCTCAAGATTGCTGAGATCGACCTTGTAGGCGGCAAGGGCCAGAACGGTGGCGGGCAATCGCAAGGCTATGGCAATCAGCAGAACCAAGCGCCTCAAGGTGGTTATCAACAGCAGCCACCCCAGAATCAGCGCGCACAGCAACACCCCGATAATACAGGATATGGCGCCCCGCCTCAGAACCAGCAGCCTCCGCAGAACTACGGCGCTCCTGATTACAGCAACTTTGACGACTTTGACGACGAAATCCCGTTCTAGCGAATGCTGGTTATGCCTAGCCTATTCGCTCGTAATCCACCTTTCGTTTCTGGGGAGGGTACATGTTCGTTGCGTCAGTAATTCTGTAGCGCGCCACGACGTTTCCGTCAGGATCCCGCTGCTCAAAAACATCGATATCGGTATCCCACCCATGTTTCACCTTATTAGAGCTCTCGACCATTTCAAACGAATGAGACTCAGGTATACCAAGCTTTTCACGGTGTTGATCAAACATAACGGCTCCTAATTAGTTCAGCGAATCCAAAATTAACACCAATGCCAGCCTTGCTGCTGGCTTTTTTTATGGGGAGAGAAGTATTGAGCAACCTAAACCTGTTTGGCCACGAGTTGGTCGTTGATAATTTCGCCGGCGGTGGCGGCGCAAGCGAAGGCATCGAGCAGGCTTTAGGCCGCTCGGTTGATCTGGCCATTAATCACGACGCCACCGCCATTGCTGTGCACACTGCAAACCACCCAGGCAGCGATCATTCAGTAGCAGACGTATGGGACGTAGACCCCGAGCAAGCCACCAACGGCATGCCCGTTGGGCTGGCATGGTTTAGCCCTGACTGCCGCCATCACAGCAAAGCCAAAGGCGGGCGCCCGGTATCGAAAAGCGTACGCGGGCTGGCGTGGGTAGCCGCTCGCTGGGCAGCCAAGGTTAAGCCGCGGGTGATCGTGCTGGAGAACGTCGAGGAGTTCCAAGACTGGGGCCCACTGATCAAAGGAGCAGACGGCAAGGTTCGCCCCGACCCGGCACGCAAGGGGCAGACCTTCCGTGGGTTCGTCTGCTGCCTTAAGCGGCACGGCTACCAGGTAGACTGGCGACTGCTACGCGCCTGCGACTATGGCGCGCCGACCATTCGTAAGCGGCTATTTCTTATCGCCCGCCGTGACGGCTTGCCGATCACTTGGCCGAAGCCCACACACGCGGCCCCGAAAACGCCCGCCGTCCAGCGTGGCAAACTCAAGGCGTGGCGCAGCGCCGCTGAATGTATTGATTGGTCGCTGCCCTGCCCCTCGATTTTCGACCGTAAAAAGCCGCTGGCCACCGCCACGCTTAACCGGATCGCCAAGGGCGTGATGCGTTACGTGGTCGAGCATCAGCAGCCGTTCATCGTGAAGCTGAACCACACTGCCGACTACTACACGCCCTTCCGTGGTCAGTCGCTACTGCAGCCTTTGCAAACCATCACCACCTCACCTGGCTATGCGCTGGTGACGCCTTTCGTTACCGAGTGCGCAAACGCCAGTAGCCAGCGCAACATGCCAGCAGACGAACCGCTGCGCACGCAATGCGCCCAGGTGAAAGGCGGTCATTTCGCCTTGGTATCGGCTTTCCTCGCCAAGCACTACACCGGCGTCGTCGGTGCGGATCTGCGCGACCCTCTACCCACGGTCACCACAACCGATCATAACGCCCTGGTCAGCGCCTTCATGATCAATATGAAAGGCGCCCAGCGCAGCGCTATCGATGCGCGGGCACCACTCAACACCATTTGCGCCAGCACTACACACGCATACCTGACGGCGGCATTCCTGGCGCCTTACTACGGCAGTGGCAGCGGCGAGACTGGCCGCGACCTGCGCCAGCCTGCGCCCACGATTACTACGAAAGATCGGTTCCAGCTGGTGACCGTCACTATCGATGGTGAGACATACATAGTCGTAGATATTGGTATGCGCATGCTACAGCCGCACGAGCTTTCAAAGGCTACCGGCTTCCCTAAGCACTACCAGTTCGCACACATCGACGGCAAGCCGCTGGCGAAGCACAAGCAAGTCCGCCTGATCGGTAACAGCGTATGCCCACCCCTTGCCCGGGCAATCGTTGAAGCTAATTTCAGCCACGAGCAGCGATTTATGCCAGTCACACAAGCTGCTTAATCAATACTGGAGATTAACCATGATCGCTATTCATAGAGGCACCAACGCCGCGCTTTCCCAAGTATGCCGCCGTGCTGCCGTTAATCAGTTGATCAGTCGCAACGACGATCTTGAGGCCGAAAAGTACGGGCTCATTGAAGAGAATGATGCCTTGGCTGCTGAAAACGCCAAGCTGCGCCTTGAGGTTGCCGAGCAGGCCAAGCAACTTTCCACCATGAGGTGCGCGTAATGGCAATGGATCAACAATACACCGACACCCTGAAAGAGCTTGAACAGGCTAAGGCAGCACGTGACGAATACCGTAACCACCTAGAAGTTATCTGCGAGATGACAGGCGAAGGCTCAGATATTGGCGCCGCCCATGAGGCCGTTAACGCGCTGATTGAGCAGCGCGACCAGTACCGTGCCGCAGAGGAAGCGCAGATAGCGTTGCGGGCCAAGATGGAACAAGAGCGCGATGCGCTGGCTGCGCATTTAGAGCAACTCAGCTATTTAATCGTTGATGCTAAGCGTTGCGCCGCAGTGCTGGCCTTTCCCTTAAATTACAATGCTCCAGATTATCAAAGCTTTGCAAAGGATGTGATGAGCACTATTGAAGCTTTGAGCAAGAAAGAGCCTATAGCCAGCCTCGCTTGCCGCGACCTGATCCAGCGGGCAGAAGAGCTGGAAGAATTTGCTGCTGAATTGCCTAAATTCTCAGCTATGGGAATGGAAAAAGCCCTAATCCTGAAGGCTCGCGAGCGACGTAAACAAGCCGAGGGCCATCAATGACCCACTACCCCAAAGGCACGATGTGCATGGCCTGCCGACACGCCATTGCCGATTGTGGCCAACTACCCTTCTCCACTATGCCGCCGATGAGCAAGAGCAAGCGCCGCGTGATCGTGCGCTGCACGGAGTTTGAGCATGCTAACCGACCTACCCAACGCCAAGCGGATAGCCGCGCTAGTGAGAAAGCGGCGGCTTATTCCTGATACGCCACGCTGGCGATTATCGACACGATTATTCAAAGACTACCGCCAACAATAGGCGGTTTTTTATTGCCTGGAGTATTTATGAGCTACACAGAAATGTTTTTTTTGAAGGATGACGACTACGCAAAGGAAGAGTTTAAAAACGCATGGCGCGGAGCGATGTACGTCTGGCAAGACGTCGCTAAGCGCTATTGCAAGATGGAACGATTCCCAATGGGGATTATGGACGGCGATGAAGAGAAGATGAGTGAAGTCTGGAACTTCGATAGCCGTCACCCTGGTGAAATGACTGAGCACGACGCCATTGTAATGCTCAGTACCATGGACAATGTGTTACTGGAGGCAGACCAGTGGGAGCGAGCAGCCAAGGCATTTGAAGAATATGCCCAGGCTCACCCAGATAGCTCACTTGGCGAGCAAGCCCAGGCGCTACGAAGTGTGATGGAATCCGAAGAAGGCAAGGAGGTCGTCGCTATCGGCTGGTGTCAGACCAGTGTTTGCGGTGACGTTTGGACTGATTTTAACGAGAATGAAGACACCATTGTTTATGACCCTAAAACTGGAGATAAGCACTGGTGGATGATGAAGCAATATGACGAGCTGCATTCACCTAAGAGTGCTCCAGAGCCAGCATGTTAATTTTTTCCACCGCTTTGTAGGCCGCCCAAAAGGCGGCTTTGTTTTGTCTGGAGGTTATTATGCAAGCAGCAGAAAAAAGCCGTACCCCCGAAAGCTGGGTTGATCCTCGCTTTATTCAGATACCCAGAAAAGAGGCTGCCCGGATATTAGGACGCAGCCCTACCGAGTTCGACCGTATGCGCAAAGCAGACCCCGAATGCCCGCAGGGTTTTAAAACTGGAACCGACCGCTCGTGCAGCGTACTATTTCGGCTGTCCGATATTTACGATTACAGCGCTAAATTGATGACGCGGTACTCGAACGGAAATGCCTAA